TCACAGCGGCGCCTCCTCGATTTGGGCGGTCGGTTCGAACATCGTCGAGTTGGTCTTGACCGCGGCCACGCTGCACGGCCAGTCCACGACGTAGATGCGCTCAGCGAGTAGAAGGCCGCGGTTCTGCTGACGGTCGAACGCGCCGGTGGTCCACGAGGCGGGCTCGATGATGTTCGACCGGCGGATCGTGATGGGCGGCGTGATGTACAGCCACGGGTGCGTGTCGTCCAACGCCGGCTCTTGCACGGGTGGGGAGCCGTCGTAGCCGGTGCCGAACACGACCGACGAGCCGAGCAGCGTGGTGGCGCGCGGCCCGCTCACCGAGGTGACAGCGCCCGCCTTGTGCAGCTGCGGCGCCATCCACCGCGGCGCGTGGATCACGCCCGCTCCGCCGTAGGTGCTGGCCAGCCAGTGCTCGAGAGCTCCCACGGCGTCGGCCGGATCCGCGCCAGCGGCGGGCGTTTCGATGACGTGCGCCTGCTGACGCAGGTTCGGCGACACGACGACATCGCCGGTGCCGCCGAACCGGCCGTCGTAGATGACGCGCTCCACGGCTGCCTGCTCGCCGAGCAGGAGCCGCTGCCGCAGCTGTCCACGGGCCTCGGTTTCGTCGCGGCCGAGGGTGCACTCGTCGGCGGCGTACAGGCCGAACGGGCTGGCGGCGAACCCGCTGATGGTCTGCCCTGGCTGCTTGGTCGGCCGTGTTTCCGGTGGGCACGGCCCTACCGGGTACGGGTCGACCTGGGTCGAGCACACCGCCAGGTACTCGATCCCGTTCAGCTCGTGCGTGTCGACACCTTCGACGACGCTGGCGGTGCTGAGCAGTCCGAAGCGCTGCGGAACCGGCGCCTCCGGCGACGGGACCAGCATTCGCGGGACGATCGCGGGCGCTGGCGCTGTCAACGTTCACCCCTCTCTGCTGGTCTCGCCCAACCGGTCATCAGTCCCGTCGTCAGCCCGTGGTCGAGCCGTCGCCTGCGGGCGCGGGCTCGGTCGTGGCGGGCGGGCAGGCGGCCAGGGACGGGCCGACAGAGCCGTTCGCGCAGAGGTTGGTCAGGCGCAGTCGGAACGAGCGGTTGCAGCGGTTCAGCAGCATCCACGCGTCCTCGCTGAACATCGCCGAGTAGCGGTTCTCGCGGAGCAGCGTGTAGTCGTACTGCACGCCCAGGTTCAGGATGTTGCCCTGGAACAGCACCCACGACCCGGCTGGGTAGGCGATCATCTCGACGCCGTTCGGCCAGCCGCCGTTGCCCGTGTCGGCGGACCAGTCCGGCATGACCTTGCCGGATGCGTTGCCCGCGCCGGCGGTGCTGGGGAGGTCCTGCCAGTCGTAGACCCACTGCACGCGCGAGGCGTACCCGGCGAACAGGGCCTGCACCTCGGCGTTGGACACCGATCCGTGCGGCCGGTTGCTCTTGCGCTCGATGTCGCGCTTGAGGAATTCGCGGAACCACACCGGCGCGACGATCTCGAGCGTCTGGGTGTCGGACATGCGGTAGGCGTTGCGGAACCAGGTGACCAGCAGCGGAATGCGGTCGAGCACGGCCTCGGCGGACGAGCCGAGGGCGTTGGCGACGTCGAACGCGGGCAGCTCGTCGGAGCGGTTGTAGATCCGCTGAATCCAGTGCGAGTTCAGGTAGTGCTGGTGGTGGATCAGCACGTCCGAGATGAACCGTTCGGTGAGCTCTGGGAACGTGCGGTCGCGCAGAATGTCGCTGGTCACGCACAGGTAGGCCAGCGACATGCGCTCTTCTGCCCAGCTGACGCACGGCCCGGAGATACAGGTTTTGAGGTTGGCCGTGCCGCCGGGGCCGTCCGAGTGGAAGTAGTTCGGGTTCGCGATCGAGTTGTCCGGCGCGGGGTCGGCCTCCGGGTAGTCGATGACGGTGCCGCGCCACGCGTCGGGCTGCTCGGGGTACTGGTCCCAGATCGGGTAGCGGATGCCGCCGCGGCGGGGCAGACCTGCGGTGGGCAGGTCCAGGATGCCGGCGGTGGTGGCCATCTGCGGGCACAAATTCCAGTCCACTTCGGATGGACTGCACCAGATGTCGTTGACGACGCTCGGGGCCTGGTCGGCGGCGGTCAGTGCCGTGTTGGCGGCCGCGACGAGCGAACCGCCGGGCAGGCGTGTCTCGTCGGCGAGCTTGTCGATGATCTGCGCGTCGGCCATTTCCGACCCGGTCGTGGACGCGTCGGCCGAGAAGGTGCGGGTGATGCGGGCGACGTTCGCCTTGATCGGCCCGTTCGTCGGCTGCCCCTCGGGGAACGTTGCGTAACGAGCGAGCGCGGCTTCGGCCATCTCCGACGTGGTGAGCGCCTTCCCGAAAGGCATGTCCGGGACCTCAGCGGCAGCGGTGATGCTGTAGGTGAGCATCGTCTTCTTCTCCTGTTTGGCCGGGCTGTTGCTGCGAGCTGAGTTGAGTGCCGAAGCCGTGCTCGGTCGCTGCGTCGAGTCGGACGCCGCGATCGGCTGATTGTCCGACTCTGTGCTCGTCTCGCGGGCGGTCTGTTCGGGGATCTGAGGTGTGGTGCCCTCGGTCCCGTCGGTGCCGCTGTCGGCGTCCTGCTGCGTGCTGTCGAGGGTCGGCTGGGCCGGTGGTGCGGCGGCGCCTCCCTCCTCAGTCGGGGCAGCGCCGTCGTCGTCGGTGCTCTCAGCGTTGGTGGTGTCCTGTTCGGACTCGGCCTCATCGGTGGTGGTGCGCACGCGGTCTGCGAGCGCACCCACCCGACGGTCCTGCTCGTCCCGTGCCTGCTTTCGCTCCTGATCGAGCGTGCGTACGGCGTCGGTCACGTCCGCCAACGCTTCGAGGGTGCTGACCTGGTCGGGCGCGTACTCGCCCTCGGCGTACAGCTCCTCGAAACGGCCAGTGGCCGCGGTTTCCAGCTCGGACAGGTCGACGTCCTGGATCTCGCGCAGTTTCGCGATGAGTTCTTGGACGCGCTGCTGCCCGGCGTCGGATTCCGCGCTGGTGGCGTGATTGAGCAGGTCTGTCAGGTGATCCACCGTGGGCCTCCACACAACACGAGCGGTTGTGCACCGGCCACGATTCGCCAGACGTGCTACTGAACTACGTCGCTCGCCCTCATGCCTGGGCAGAGGCAACGCTTGTCGAGAGGGTATCTCAGCGAGCCGACTCTGTGCAGATGGGGATTCCGCTCGTGTCGGCGTTCGGTCGTCTACTGCTGGGTCTGCTGGGCGTCGTCGTCGCTGATGGGCTTGAGAGACACCACCTGCGAGCTGTTGACGAACGAGTGGTCGTCGCAGTGCAGCCACACGATGTCGGTGCCGGTGCGGCCGTCGCCCCACGTGAACACGCCGAACGGGACCGTCGACGGATCCACACCGGACCACACGTAGGTCTCGCCGTTGATGTCGCTGACCTCGTACTTCTGCGGGGCGGGAGCGGTCATGGGGTTCCTCTCTCTCAACTGGGTGATTGCTCCGCGGACTCGCTGACCGATCAGCGTGCGGAGCCGTCCTTGCGGGACGTTCTGGGATCGGCGGCTCACTTGACCTCTTCGATAGCTCCGCCGTACATCGCTTGCTTCTGCACCGCGTCCCAGTGGGAGCGGGCGGTGATCGTCGCGCCGTTGGCGAGCACGACGCGGTAGGTCGGGCCGTCGGCGCTGGTCTGGGCGGTGGCCGCGCCGGTCATCGCGGGCGGGCGGGACGCCCCGGACTTCTTGCCTCCGCAGTTCTTGCAGGCCATGGCTTACTGCTCCTTCCTCACTCGCGCGGCTGCGGCGAGAGCTCTGGGGTTGGACAACCGCCGTCGGGCGGCAGTGATGCGCTTGTCGGCGGCTTCGGCCGCCCGGAACTCGCGGTACAGCCGCCACCCGTCGACCGGTGGCGGTGCGGGGTCGCCGGGGTGGCCGATTCCGGCCGCGACCAGCGCGGACACGTGACCGTCGGCGGCGACTTGTGCCCGCGGCCGGTCCTCGAACGGCAGCGCGGTGCGCTGTCCCACGCCTGACGGGTCGCCCGCGGCCGCGGCCGCGATCGCCTCGGCGCTCGGCTTGTTGAAGCCGGGCGTCGTGACCGAGCAGGCCGCGACCAGCTCGCCGTTCCGCCAGTCACCGGAGATCGAGTAGCGGGACAGCATGTGCACCTGAAACGGCGTCACGCCGGGGCGGAGCGCGCCGGCACACCAGATGCCGTGTTCGTCTTCGCCGGCCACGACGTCGGCGGCGACGAAGCTCGGGTCGTCGTAGTGGTCCATGACGTCGGGGAGCGTCACGGTCAGCTCGGCATGCCCCTTGGGTTCGCCGAGGCGGGCGGTGGCGAGCGGCCCGGTCAGCACGCGGCCGCCGTCGGCGGTCATCACCGGGTGCCGGTGGAACTTGGCGTAGGCGGCGGCGGTGCCGTGGCGGGGCGCGGTGATGCCGGGCATGGACTCGTGGTCGACGTCCCACGGGGCGATGTGGCCGAACACCCGGCCCTCGTCGGTGATGCGGATGCCGCGGACGTACTGGTCCAGTCCAGGGTCGGTGAACCACTCCCCTGGCGGCAGTTCGGGGGTGGACGCGATGACGGCGTCGGCCCATCCCGGTCCGCCGTCGGCGACTACGGGCTGGTCGTCCGGTGTGCTCGTGTCCGCCGCGGCCGCGGTGTCGGCGACTTCTTCGGGCGCGGCGGTGGCGGTCAGGTCGTCGGTGGTGTCCACGACGGGCCTCCCCTGGTTGTCGGTCTGGATCGGGTCGAACTGCTGGTCGCGGATCTGTTCGGGGTCGACCTCGGTTTCGTCGACCCAGTTCAGGACGCAGCGGCACTGGACGGTTTCGGAGGCCGGGCCTCGAGGGTCGTGTGGGTAGCGCAGCCGGGACGAGCCGATGACGAACAGGTCGTCGGAGGCCACGACGGTGCCGTTCGCGGCCCGGTGGGTGTCGCGGGTGCGGCCGTCGCTCGTGGCGATCCACTGCTTGAAGAGGCGTTCGCCGAACACCTCCTGGCGACGTTTGCCGGCCTGGTGGTGGCCGGCGTTGAGCGCGGCGATGGACTCCGTTCGCGAGATCACCTCAGCGGAGCCGGCCCAGTGCCGCAGCGTCAGCACCTTCGCGATGCGTTTGCGGACTTCGGGGATGGATTCGCGCTGGTCGCGGCCGTCGGCGACTTCGCGGCGCACGGCTTCGTACACCTCGTCGGGCCACGTTGCGCCGGTGAGACGTTCGGTGGTGTCGCGCATGTGCGCGTCGACGTAGTCCTGGTCGGACAGCCGCGGCTCGTCGCGGGCGCCGTCGGGCATGGCCTGCCAGTAGCCGTCGGAGTAGATCTGGCCGGAGGCCGGGACGATCCACGTCGCGAGCGCGTCGTTCCACACGGCCTGGTCGGGCCACACGTCGACGTTCGGGGGCAGGTCGGCGGGTCCGGCGTCGGCGCGGGTGGTGTCGCCGAGGATGGCCGCGCGGGCGGCGTCGAGGAACTTCGACATCGCCGCCCGCGCGGCCCTGCTCATGGCCTGTTCAGCGCGGATCAGCCGCATACGGCCGCGGCGCCGCTTCGGCAGCCACGGATCGTCGGCCTGATCGGGCACAGCACACCACCGGGGGTCCAGGGGTGCCCGGCCACGATCCGCCAGACGGCACGTTCAACGCGTCGCGGCCGATCGTAGCGGTGATTCACTCGTCGGCGAGACAGCCAGACCGGGTGAGGTGTTCGACGAGGTCGCTGCGCTGGTGTCTCCGTCTGGTCCGCACCAGGGTGCGGACGTACTCCTCGACGGACGTGCGGAGGCAGTGATCGGGCGGCATCACGTGGTCCAGCGGCCGAACTGATGTCTCCAGCAGCCGGTCCACCTGCTCCTCGGGCACGTTGAACAGTCGGTGTCGATCCCACGTGTCGGTGCAGCGCACACGCGACATCGGGTGCCGTTCCGACCGTGGCAACGTCCGGGTCAGCGACCGGCCGATGGAGTCGAGCGCGATTACCGCGGCGAGGTCGGCCAGGTAGATCGTCGACTCGTGTTCGTTGGCTGGTGATGAGGTAACGGTCATTGCGTGCCTTTCGCTGTGCGGGTCTCCCCCTTGTCGCGCTTCGTGCACGTGCAGGGGGCTGGAGAGCTACTGAGCTGCGGGCTGGCCGTCCAGAAGGGGTGAGTTACGGCCAACCCGCAGATCAGCAGGTGGGCTACGTGGCTTCGGTACTGGCGAGCAGCCCGACGGCGTAGCTGAGGGTCAGCGCGGTCGCCGGGATGATGAACCACGGCGACGACGTGTCGGCGTAGAGCACGAGTGGTGCGACGGCCACGCTGACCCAGAACCCGGCGCACCAGTCGCAGGTCACGAGCTTGTAGAGCATGGCTCGAACCTTCGCGACTCGCGGCCGTGCCGCGGGTGGCGCGGGCTGACCGGCGGCGAGCGCGGTGCGCTGCTGCCGACTGAACAGGACGGCATGACGCAGGCTCTCGGTGATCGTGTCGGTGGTGATCAGCCTCGTGATGCGCGCGGCCGTGCCGACCGCGAGCACCAACGTCATCCATGTCATCTCGTCCACGAACGCCACACTAGAACCGCTAAACCACCCGATTGGGTGTTCGCACCGGCGCGCCGCCGGATCGTGTGAACCTCTTCCCCGCGAGCTGACCAGCAGTAACCAGATAGCAAGATGACAAGATTTTCATATTGGTACTTACGTGCAGGTCACGGCATTCGTATCGAAAGATGAGCATTTCTCGCCATAGGCCGAAGTGGTGAACATTCAACATCTGGGGTTCTACGCACAGGGGTCATCTCGTGATCACGGCCGCCAGACGGCAAGATGAGACGCACACCAGATGCCCACCAACTCAAGAAGGGAAGTGACCTGCCATGCCTGAAAATCAGGCACGCGTCGTCGCGGCCGCCATGCAGAAGGGCGGCGTCGGCAAAACCACGAGCATCATCAACCTCGCCCGCGCAGCGGCCGTTAAGGGCCTGAAAACGCTGGTCGTAGACCTGGACCCGCAGGCCAACACCACCGACGCGCTCAGCGTCGAAACGCTCTCCCCCACGTCCGTCTCGATCGCGGACACGATCGTGCCGGAGGGCGCGATCTCCATCGAGGACGTCATCGTCGACACGATCTGGGACCGGACGTGGCTTGCCCCGGTGACCAACGAGAACACGCTCATCACCGCGCAGAACCGCATCGGCGCCGCCCAGCACGGCCGCGAGTACCGCCTGCGCGAGGCACTGGCCCCCGTGATCGCCGACTTCGACCTGATCCTGATCGACAACGCCCCGGCGTTGGGATATCTGCTGGTCAACGCGCTGGCTGCGCACGATGACGAACAGGTCCTCGTGGTGATGGAGGCCGACAGGTGGTCCACCCAGGGCCTGGCCCTGCTGCGGGACACGGTCGAACAGGTCCGCTCCTACAACAACAAGTCGCTGGCCTGGTCCGGCGTGCTGATCTCGAAGTGGCGCGGCACCAGCGACGAGAGGGACAAGCTCGGCGACATCGCCGGCCACTTCCCGGACGCCGAGGTGTGGGCGTCGGCCGAGGACACCTCGAAGGTGGTGCCGTTGTGGAACAAGATCAAGACGGAGATCAACGCGGGTGTCGGGCTGGACGAGTCGAAGGACGCTCGCCTGCGCGTGCTGGCCGGTGAGGTCTACGGCTGGGCCATCGACCGCATCATGGCCCGCTCGGAGGTGACGCTTTGATGGCTGCCGACCGGAAACCGAGCCCGCTGGCCACCGGCCGGTCCTGGCGCGACGACCCGGAAACACCTGCCACCGCTCCCCTGCCGGAACCAGCTCCTGCCCAGCAGGCACAGCAGGAACCCGAACCGGCAGAGCAGCCCCCGACCAGCGGCGACGCTGAGAACGTCCTGCGGTTCCCGCGGCGCCGGAAGCGCACGAACAAGAAGCTCGATCCGTTCGAGTGGCGCTCGTTCAACTGCAACATGCCCGTCGTGCTCAAGCGGATCGTGCGCACCTACGCAGCGCAGAACGACATGGACATCCAGGACGTAGTCGCTCAAGCGCTGGTGAACTTCTTCGACGGCGAGGGTGTCACCGTGCCGCAGACCCAGGAGGAGTACGACGCCATGCTCAAGGACGGCCGACTGCTCTGACCTGCACAAGCCAGATCACCAGACCGAACGGTTACCAGATATAGCGGCTTCGTCATCCGAAGCTTTCAGCACCACAAGATGCCCAGAACACGCGATCGGGAGTGATCCCGACATGCGCTGTTCTGGGCATCTGTGTATATGGCGTTATTCATATGTCGGTATGTGGTGTTCATACCATGCGGCTCGCCGCATGAGCCGGTCGGCGAACTCGCTCAGCTCCGTGATGAGCAGCAGCGCCCTGGTGTCGAGCGCGACCCGGTACAGGTTCGCTTCCTCGCGGGCGGCGATAGCGATGGTGCGGAGCTCCTGCACGATCGCGGCCCGCTGTTCTGGGCTGTACACCTCGGGCATCGGGTCGGCGAGGGTGCGCCAGCTGTGGTCGTTCATGCGGACATCTCCGTGAATGCCTGGAGGACGGGGGAGAGGAACGGGGAGAGCAGGACCGGCCAGGCCGCTACGACGGTCGCGACCAGCAGCAACGGGCGCACCACGCGATGCTCGGTCGGGGAGTTCGTGCGGAACGACAGCGGGCCGAGCAGGCGGATCTCCCACCAGGTCTCGCCGCGGATCTCGAACGGCAGCAGGCCGAACAGGAATGGGCAGCCGGAGACGGTGAGCGCATCGCCGAGCGTGTGCACGATGCACCCCGCGGCGACGGCGGCGCCGAGTTGCCAGCTGAGCGCGGTCGGGTCGTCCAGCATCACCATGCCGGCGGCCGCGGCGCCGCCGGCCGCGGGGACGGCGACCCAGTCGCCGAGCCGGTCGGCGGCCAGGATCGCGCCGACGAGGTATACGGCGAGCGCGGCCCACGGCGTGATGAACGTGAGTCCGGTGGCGATTCCGCCCACGACCAGCGCAAATATCCAGGTGTGCGACAGGTGCCGGTGAACCCCAGTGGGTTCATCGCGGCTGCCCTTCGTGCGCTCGTAGACCCACGCGGAGGTGGCGCGGAGCGTGTTCGAGACCTTCTCGCCGACCCAGCCGAGCACGCGTGTGGCCGAAGACGATGGGTGGTCGAGATCGGGGAACACGGCGTAGCCGGCGACGTTCAGCGAGAACGGGATGACCTGCGTCGGCTCGGTGAGCCCGACGGCGGGGGCGAGGGCGAGCCCTGCGGCGAGTCCGGACAGCGCGTGGTTGCTGCCCATCATTGGCTGGCCCTGCGCCTCCTGGAGCGGCGCTGACGGATCGCCGTGGTGGTGAAGCCGAGGCGGAGCGCGATCGTCGCTGTGTCGAGCTGCTGGGACTCAAGTTTGTCCAGCTCGTCGGGGTCGATTCGGCGCCGGACCTGCGGATATTGGTCGAGTTCGCCACGTGCGACGGCGGCTGTCCAACAGGCGTTGTCGAGGCCGCGGCCGTGGTGTCGATGGTGATTCGTGAAACGTCTGCCGCACCGACGGCAGACGTCGGCCCTGTGCATGGGGGACACTGGTACTGCTCTCCTTCATCCGGGAGTAGTGCCCCGTGAGGTGTTCGCTTGGCCGTGGAAGCCTCACGGGGCCTTTTTCGTCTGGGTCAGTCGCGGTTCGGAGCTCCGCCGTCGACGACCACGCTCACCATCTGGTTGCGCCGGAGCACGCGGGGCGGTCCGTCGTCAGCGAACAGCACTTCGATGTTCCCGTCGTCGCTGGTCGCGGCGCTGGCCACGAGCCTGTCGCTGCCGCGGGACCGCACTCGGATGCCGGGCTCGATCTCGTAGGCGAACGCCTTCCAGTGCGTGCGCGGGGTCGGTATGCAGTCGCTGGTCACGTCGTCCTCCGTGTCGTGGGGTCGCAGGCAGTTCACCGCGGCGTCGTCGCTGGGCTTGAATCTGGGCCACCGTGTTCCGTCCGGGTCGGCGGCCTCGACGTCGCGAACGTGGTTGATCAGGGCGTCAGGCCCGTCGCGTTCCACGATCGTCACGACGTCGTCCCAGGTGGCGGCGTTGTAGGTGTTCACCAGGCAGCTGGCGCCGTCGCTCATGAGGGTCGCGCTGTGGACCTGGTCGGCGCGGACGCGGCCGGTGAGGGCGTAGCGCGCGACGGTGCGGTCGGAGCTGGCGACCCAGTAGCCACCGTGGACGTTGCGGCGTTTGAGCTGGTCGGAGGCCATGTCTGCCACCGCGGCGGCGTGCTCGTCGGTGCCGAGCGTGGCCGCCAGGGCGGCGTTGAGCAGGTTCGGATCGAGCGCGTGGTCCACGCGGTGGTCGGAGACGACGTCGACCCGGTCGGTGCGGTGCAGCACGAGGGTGATGTCGGCGAGCACGAGCCAGTCGAGCCAGTTGCCGCGTTGGCGGGCGATGCCGACGGCGGCCGCGGGGGTGGCCGGGTTGTCGAGCTGGCAGCCGGGGTGGAGGTCGGCGACGTGGTCGATGGCGTCGGCCAGTGCCGTGGCGAGGCTCGTTCCGGGGTCGGCGGCGCTCTGCATCAGTGCTGGTCCGAGCTGGTTCACGTACCAGGCGACGCCGTGTTCGCAGCCGGTGTCGACGGGCGCGGAGACGCCGTCGAGCACGACGGCGACACCGTTGTCGGGGTCGGAGTCGGTCCAGTCCTCGTTGTCGCGGTCCGGGTTGCCGGGGCGGGTGGCCATGGCTGTTGTGGTCACGCCTCCACCCCCTGGTCGGGGCGGTAGAGGTCGGTGATGCGCTCGGAACTTGTGATCACGCGGGTCTCCGGGTCGAATTCGCAGCGCACGAGGCACGAGAACCGGTCCATGCGCACGGACTGGTACAGCTCGTCGAGGTTGGAGAGCACGTAGGACACACCGCCGGTCACGCCGGGTGCGTGGATGCCTGCGCTGTAGAGATACACACCGTTGCCGTCGATCCTGGGCAACCTGGCGACGTAGCCGTAGTCGACGTTCTCGCCCTCGTCCATGGGGGAGCGGTACACCTGGTCCTGGACGCGATCGTGCAGGTACCAGCCCTGGTCGTCCTGATCGAACCGGATCGCCGAGTCGCTGGACAGGCTCTGCTCGATCAGCGGTGACAGTCGCGGGCCGCAGCAGACGAACAAGTTGTCCCTGCTCAAGTTCAGGAAGCCGGGCGGCTGGACGACCTCGTAGGACACCTCGAAACCGAGGTCCTTCCCGACCTCGACCAGTAGTTGGTATCCGCGCAGGTCGTCGGCAGACACGACGGGTCCGGGAACGCTCGGGTTCGCCTCCTGCTTTCCGCCGACGATCATGGTCAGGTGGTTGCCGGACCCGAGGAAGCGCCTGGACGGGCGCGGTCCGCTCCGGGTGATCTGGAGGACGCGCTGCCGCGAGATTTCCAGCTCTCTCGCTACGTCACTGGGCTTGACCTTCGGCCTCTGGGTGAGGTCTTCGATCGCTTCGCGCCGAATCCGTGCCACTTCGGTGAGCTCGTCGTTCAGGTCTCCTACCAGGGCATGTGCCCGGCGTGCCTGCACCCACCGGTCTTCGATGGCAGCTAGATCGGCGATTTCGTCTCGCATGTAGCGATCCTCCATCCCATCCAACTCATCTGCAACCCCCCTTGACAGTGCAATGGGGGTAACCATACTGTCGCTCTCAGTCATTGTAAATCCCCCTTGACGACAGGGGGATTGACGGCAGGAGGGAGCAGAGCCAGTGACCGCAACGCAGGCGCCGACCAACGGCCACGACCTCGACAAGGGCGTCGTGGCCAGGTTTGGCGCCAAGCTCGCGAAAACGGCCGAGACCAGCGACAACGTCGAACCCGAACAGGACATCGAGGTCCGGAAGCTCCGTGCAGAGGCCGCGCGCAAGCGCGAGATCAACCGGCTTGAGACCGAGAATGCTGAGCTGTTCGCCAACGTGGTCGACCCGGACGAGCGCCAGGCCGAGCACGGCGTCAATCGAACGATCCGCGCTCGGGAACGCAAGGCTCGCCTAGCGCTCGGGCTCGCCGAGGCCGAACGCCGGGAGCGGGCCGCCAAGCAGAACGCCCAGATGGACGCCCTGGACGACAAGGAGGCGCTGGACCAGCGCAAAGCGCTGCGTCGGCGTCGGCGTCTGACGAACCCGAACGCGGCGCTGGCGTCGGCCTACCGCCGGTGGCGCACGTATTCGGCGGTACTGGCCCTGGTCGCCGCGGCCGGGATCGGGTTCACGTCCTACGCCGTCGCGCACGGACTGGGCGGGGAGAACCCGAACCCGCTGTTCTACGCGGTCGAGCCGCTGTTCTCGGTGCCGCTGATGATCATCGTGTTGTTGCAGTCGTTCGCCGCGCAGCACGGCCGCCTGCACATGGTCGCACCGGCCCGGACCAGCGAAGACGGGTCGCGCCAGATCACGGGCATCGGGTGGATCGAGATCGGCCTGCTGTTCGGGTCGACCGGTCTGGCCGCGGCCGGTGCCACGCAGATCGGCGGCACGAACGCGCCGGCGTTGTTCGCCGCGTCCCTGATCGCTCCGCTGCTGGTCCTGATCGCGGTGTCGTTGCAGTACGTGCTGGCGCACGTCGTCGGCACGACCATCGCCGAGCTGCGGCTGGATGGCCCGGTCGACGAGGACACGCCACGCAAGGCCGCGACCGGAGCGTTGCAGCTCCTCCCGGTCATCGAGGCGGACATGGCCAAGGGAGATCTGCCGCTGGGCGAGGACGGGCTGCCGTCGACTCGCACGATCATGCGGCGCTACTCGAAGGGCAAGCTCACCGCCCAGTGCGCCGTCGACATCCTCTCTGACCAGCGGAAAGGGGGTGAATGACTCATGGCAACGATCCTTGGCTACGCCAAGTTCATCCTCATGGCGATCATCTTCTGCGTCATCGCGTGGTTCTTGATCCAGAACCCCGAGCCGGTCGCGCAGTTCTTCGTCACCGTCGCCCGCGCGATCGTCACGTTCTTCACGACGCTCTGGAACGGCGTCATCAGCATCGCGAACTCGTTCTGACCTGCACTAATGCACTCATTGGGAAGGAGGGCCGGTCATGGCCGATAGCGCCACTGGTGGACAGGCACCGCAGACACAGCCGGACGTGTTCGCGCGTCGTGCGGAGCACACCACGCAGCCGCCGGCCAAGCAGGACAAGGCGCCGTCCGAGGACGGCGACAAGACCAGCTCGTCGAAGTCGAAGTCGGAGTCGACGGGCACGACCAGCGGAAACGACAAGACGCAGTCCGGGGTGCCGAAGGCGAAGCTGCTGATGGTGGCGGTGCCGACGGCGGCCCTGGTGGCAGGAGTGGCGATGTATCAGCAGTCTCCGGTCGCCGCTGCTGTGATGTTCGGTCTGGTGTTCCTCGTGCTGGCCGGGATGGGCCTGCACTACCTGCTCAAGGGCAAGGGCGGATCGAAATCGAAGGCAGCGGCGGCGCCGGGCGCCTCGCGCGGTGTCGGCAGTAACCATCGTGGCGGTTCGCGGCTGAACCCGCGGAACTGGGGCGGTGGCGCTGGTCGACGCGGGTCCGGTGGGCCTGGAAGCAGTGGCGGTCTCCGTAGCCGCTTCGGCGGCGGTGGTTCCGCAGGTCGCGGCCCCACCGGCGGGAAGATCGGGCACGGCAAGGCGTCACCGAACCGGCCAACGGGATCGATCGGTCGTGGCAAGGCAGGCGCGGCGCGGGCTGCTCGTTCGACCGGCAACGGTTCTTCGACGGGCACCTCGTCGAAGGCGTCGACCACGGGAAGCGGTACGTCCGGTGGTTCGCGGAACCCATTCAAGCGGGGTTCGAAGTCCACGGCTGGCGGTTCTGGTGGTCAGGCGTCGAAGACGTCGACCACGTCAACGCGTACGACGGGCACGACCGGCGGCGCGACTGGTGGCGCCGGTCGTGCCCGTGGCGGCCAGTCCGGAGCGGCGGGGAGCAGCAATGCGCACAAGCAGTCGCGGAACCCGTTCAAGGCTGGTTCGGGCAGTGGTTCGGGGTCGTCGACGTCGAAACGCTCGTCGGCGAGCCATCACACGGGCAGCGGCTCGGGTGGCAGCGGTTCCGGAGGACGAGGCCGAGGCGGCAGCGGCGCCGGTACTGGCGCCGGTGCTGGTGCTGGTGCGGGCGGTGCTTCCGGGAAGGGTCGTGGCGGTTCGGCCGGCGGGTCGGGCAGCGGTTCCGGTGGAAGCAGGTGGCGCCGCGGCGGCGACCAGCGCAAACAGAACGGTTCCCAGTCGCGCGGCAATGGCCAGGACGGTCGTGGCGGTGGCCAGTCGGGCGGTGCCGGGGCCGCGGTAGCGGACAAGGCGAAGCGGCCGTGGCGACGGAACAAGGGCGCGGATCAGAAGGCCGACTCGAAGTCGGATGAGCAGGGCAACCAGGCCGAATCTGGCCCTGATCAGCAGAACGGTGACGGAGACAAGAAGCGTCGCCGCCGCGGGCGCCGCCGTGGCGGTGGTGACGCCGCCGCTACTGAGGAGACGACCACCGCCAATCAGCAGCAGGCCGTCACGGATCAGCCGCGGAAGTCGCGCAATCAGCGGCGCAAGGACAAGGCACGTCGGCGCGAGATCGACCGCACGATCGACGAACTCGGCATCGACGAGGCCGGGATGCCGACGCGGACGGCGGCTCCGACCAGCAAGAAGACGAAGGACGAGACCACGACCTCGTCGCGGTCGGAAGGCGCCTCGGTGAAGGACGAGGACGTCGCCGACCTCGACGAGAACGGGTTCCCGATGGTGCCGGCCGAGACGGCACCGAGCACGAAGTCGGACAAGGCCAAGAAGTCGGCGCCGGTGTCCGACGAGGACTTCATGAACTCCCCGCCCCCGCCTGTGGAGGACCGGGGATCGCAGGAACACACCACGAAGAAGAAGGGAAACACCATGGCTGACACCGCTGTGTACAGCGCAAACCTGGACCCGACGACGCCGGAGACGATGAGGACGTCGCTGCGTGAGGCATCCGACGAGGCCAGCTCGCAGGCGGTCCAGTACCAGGAGCAGGCCGACAGCCTCCGTGCCGAGGCGGCCGGGCTCGAAGGCAACAAGGGCATGGCCGGCAAGCGCGAGCAGCTGCTGCGCGCTGCGGAGAAGGCCGAGACCGAGGCTCAGGAGCACCGCGGCATGGCCTCCGGCTACCAGGCCAAGGCCGACTCGATCACTCTCTGATCCGACTGGCATTTCCGCTGGTCCGGCCCCGTTTCTTGCCCGGCCCGGGGCCGGACCAGCACCCCACCTTGGAGGGCTTTCGTGATTCCGTACAAGACGTTCTTCGCCGCGCTGGGTGCGCTGGTGACGTTGGCGGTGTCGCTGCTGTTGGCGCTGCTGCACGTTCCGGGACTGCTGGCGTTTCCGCTGGTGATCGTCCTGGCCGGGGTGGTGGCGCTCGGTTCGCGGAAGGCTGTCGACGAGGCGTTCGAGACGCTGTCGATCGAGGACCGCGACCGGATCAAGAACCTGCTGACCTGTGCCGTGCTCGCGAACCTCGCGTTGGCGGTGTTCGTGCTGGTCTCGCCCGGTCTATGGCTGCTGTGGCTCGCGTGCGGGGTGGTGCTGGCAGTCGTCGAGTACGGGTTCGCGCGCTATCAGGAGTACGTGCTCTACAAGGTGAAGCCGAAGCTGGAGAAGCGGCAGGCGTCCGAGGTGGAGGCCGCGCCGCAGCCGGCGCAGTGGGACCCGACGATCCAGATCGCGAACAACGCGTTCAAGCGCTCCGGCCACGGCTGGCTGACGGTGATGAAGTGGGAGTCCGTATCCCGCGGCGACAAAGCCGTCGGAGTGCGGTTCGACGTGCGCGTTCCGTCGAAGATGGCCGCCAAGCAGCGAGCGAAGCAAGAGGCCAACGGCGACAAGGGCGAGGGCAAGGTCGGCCTGTCCAGCTCGGATATCGAGCCGATCGCGATCGCGTTCTCCGAGGAGCTGGGCCAGCCGCTCGAAACCGACTGGGTGCACATCAACAAGTTGGCCGGTGCGGGCACGTACACGGTGACCGTGATGACCGAGGACGTCATGGCCGCGGTCATTCCGTATGTGGACGACCCGTCGCTGGCGCACATCGAAACCGCTGGTCTGGTCGGATACCAGATCGACGGGTCGCCGATCTACGCGCGGTTCGACATTCACTGGGCCGACGTCGGCAAGTCCCGCTCGGGCAAGTCGTCGCTGGTGCACGTGAAGATCGCCTATCTCACCCGGTGCTGGACGTCGGCGCTGGTCATCGCGTGCGGCACCGAGAAGGTCTACGACGCGGTCGGCGGGTGGATTGAGCCGTTCGTCGGCACGAGCTACAAGATGCCGATCCGCGCGGTGCGGGGCGCGCAGGACACCGCCGACCTGCTCGCGCAGATGATGAAGCTGGCCCGGTGGCGGCAGTCGCAGCCGTACTCGGCACGGGGCGACTTCAAGACCGTGATCATCGAGTACGACGAGGCCAGCTTCGGTCTCCAGATCAAGACCACGAAGGCCGAGTTCGACGGCCGGAACTACACCATGTCCCAGCTCGCGGACATGATCACCAAGGGCGCCGGGAGCGCGGGCATCCACCTGCACCTGGCGGCCCAGCGCGGCACCAACGACAACTGGGGGGACGCGGGGGGCAATATCAACGCCAACATCGCAGGTCAGACCCTGTTCCGCACCAAGGACCAGGGCGAGCTCTACCGAGCGTTCGGCGACCAGCAGCTCCCGATGCCGCGCCACAAGGGCGAGTTCTGGTTCGACACCGACGACGCCGAGCCGGTCAAGGTCAAGGCGCCCTACATCCAGGAGATGGACCCGAAGCGGGCGAAGCTGCACGACGGATTGACCGTGGAGGACGTCGCCAGGGCGCGGATGGGCAACGACTACGACCTCGACGCCGGATCGGCGAAGTTCCTGGGTCCGTACTGGGCGGGGATGACGCACTACGCCACCGAGGAGTACGTGGCGTACCTGCGGAACGCGGACGGTGAGGAGACGCCGTCGGAGTCGCCGGAACAGGCCGAGGCGAAGGCCCAGGTGATGTCCGAGGTCGACGCGATCATCGCCGCCGCGGGGTGGAGCAGTGAGCAGCCGGCGGCCGCCGAGTCCGCTCCGGCGCCGGTGCCGTCGGCGACGTCGGTGGGGTCGGCCGGCGCGGCGACGCCGACGGTTCGGGAGCCGCAGTCGAGCGGCGCCGCTACGCGTGCCGCGCGGATCTTCCAGCTCCTCGACGAGGCGCCGGAGGGCATGACGAAGGCCCAGATCCTCGCCGGTCTGTTCCAGCTGGGGGACGAGTCGGTGACGGACGCATCGCTGCAAGTTGAGCTTCGCCGACTCAAGGATTCGGGCCGGTTGGAGCAGGTCGCCGGTCGTGGCAGCGCGTACCGCTCCACCGCCGCTTTGATTACGCAGAGTTGATGAACAAACACAACAAACAAACAGGCGGCGCCTCGCGCGCGCCCGCGCGCATAATGCGCGCGCGAGAGCGGGTCAACGGTGCTTGTTTGTTTGCTTGTTTCGATACAGAAAGTGAGCACACGAACATGAGCTACGACGACGACATCCAGGAGCTGGAGCGGCGGATCAACGAGCTGCACGGGCTGCGTGAGGCTCAAGAGGACGAGGACTCTCCGCGGGCGAGCTACTTCCAGGAGCAGATCAACACGCTGACCGACACGCTCATCGAGACGCAGATGCGGAAGCAGCGGCGGGAGTCGATGGGACCGCAACTCGAGAAGGCCGAGGAGGCGGTGACCCAGGCACGGTCGCGGCAGGCAAAGCTCATCAACGAGGCCGAGGCGGTCGCACAGCAGTGGCTGAACGCGGCCAAGGGCGCCGGCGTCGTCGGCATGGTCGGGGTGCTCGTGGCGCTGACGGTGTCGGTGCCGTGGTGGGTGCCGACGTTCGCGGTCGCGCTGTTGGCGGGGTCGGCCGGTGCGGTGTTCCAGCGGATGCGGGTGCAGCGTGAGGCTGACCCGGCGATCGATGAGGCGGAGGCCGAGTTGAAGGCGGCGCAGGGCTACCGGCAGCGGCTGTTGGCGGAGGTGGAGAACCCGTCGCACGCGTTCGCCGCGGCGCCTGCCGGCTTTTCCCGGCAGCCCCGGCAGGCACATGCCGAAAGGATCACGGGCGATGGTGGAGACCAGCCTGATGCGGCGCGTGAGCGTCGCTTGGAGCTGGCCGAGGGTGATTAGCCGGGCGAACACGAAGAAGCCCCCCAGGAAGATCCTGGGGGGCTTCTTCGTGTCTGGTGCAGGTTCAGGCCGCGGCAGGGGCGGGGGAGGCGGGGAAACCGCAGTCGTCGACCGGGATCTCGCTGATGGGCTCCTGCTCCGCGGCATGCTGGCTGATTGCCGCCATGAGCCAGCCCTTCACGTCCATACCCTGCTCGCGAGCCGCGCTCGTGGCGATGGTCAGGGCCTCGTCTGGGATATCGATGCTGCTCATGGTGGGTTTCTCCTTGGTCATCCGGGTCTGCTCATTGTCTCAGCTCCACGGGCTGTGTCCAGCCGGTCACGCCGAGCGGGGTAGGCCCTGATCGACAAGACCGGCTGAGATGGCCTGTGCGCCTTCGATCAGTGCCGCCCGGTGTATCGGGGGTCGGCGAGGCGCCCCGTAGCGCACACGGCCACGTGGGCAGGCCGGAACTGGCCGCGTCGATCTTGTTGCCTACACCGGCTGGCGACGGCCGAGGACCGATCGCATGTGATCCATTGCTTCTTCCCGAGCGCTCTTCGGCCCAGCTGAACCGCGGTCGTCCTCGCGCGCGTGTGGGTGGTTACTTACCTGGTTGCTTTGATCAGTGTTGGACTGAGCAGAGCGACCAGCTGTGTCGTTAGCAAGAACGTCGGAGCGAAGCGAGACGTTCGCGGTAGTAGATACACCCGTGGTTGTTCCACTCGTGGTTGTTCGTCCAGCCCCGTTGTATTTCGGGCCGCTGTGTGGCGGCCCCCCCTCCGCCGTTGTGTGGCGGCCCCCGGGGGCCGCTGTGTGGCGGCCCCCCTGTTCACCAGGAGTTTCGCCGGACTCGCCCTGGTCAGGGGCAGGCTCCTCCTCAGGGGCCTCGGTCGATTCGTCCGCGCTGAGTTCTTCCTGGTCAGACCCCGGCCGCTGATTTGCGGCCCCCCCTTCACCTGGGGTTTCGCTCTCATCGTCGGAGCGTCGTTGCGACTCCAAACGTGCCGCCATCTTGGACGGCTTGTAGAACTCGCCGACGGAGATCGGGCCGGGATGCGACTGGCCCTTCGGCGGCGCGATGCGAACGCGATAGCGGTTGGGTGCCTGCGCGCGCTTGTTGCCGTAGCTGTCGGTCGGATTCACCGACCGACCCCTGCTGTGGTCCTTGGCGTCGCGCCAGTACATGGGCTTCTTCTGCATGGCGTCCTTCTCGGCGAGCGCCTTCAGCCTCTTATCCACCCAGTCCAGCGACTTACCGAAGCGCTCAGCGATGCGTTTGCGACCGAACCGCGCCGTGAGCTTGCCGGTGTGCGGATTGACGTGGGCCATGATGAATGAGTAAACGCCCAGCTCATCGGCCGTCGCGTCGCCGAACACCACCCAGTGCTGGGTCTGTCCCCAGGGCCAGACGAAGTCCGACTCGAAGTCGTCTTCTGCCTCGAAGTCCTCGAGTGCGCTGGTGTCGAAATCTTCCGTGCTCACGTACGTTTCTCCTCTTCTAAGGAGACCTCTGTGACACGGGCACGAACGGTGCTGTCGCTCTGTAGCAGCAAACCGCTATAGTGGCCACTGTGCGGATGGTGAGTCCGCACGGTCACGAGAGCTCCCACTGGCAGGTGTTGACTTTCTCGTGACTCTGATGAGGAAACGGCCGGGCAAAGGCCTTCAAGCCCCCTGGGTGGTGCCGGGGGGCTTTTCCTTTGCCTAGGCATCCCCCATCAGAGATAGCCCGGATCGTATCGGACAGTGCACGACTTCCTGCGCTGTGACACGAGGAGAACGGGCACTTCGTCCAGCCCGATAACATGGGCGGCGACTCCTATTCATCCGGAGATCAACCCTGCGACCAGCACGTTCGTCTCTGATGTGCGTGCTGGTCGCAGGGTCTCGTTCAGGGGGACGGTGCCGTCACCTGACGAGCCCCAACGCCCACGACGGCCGGGGGATAGGGGAGGCGTCGTGGACGAAGGGGCTCGTCAGGTGCTCGGGGAAACCCCGGCGAGCCGCGGACCGGCCGGCATTCGGGGCTGCCCGCCGTCCGAGTCGGTGTTCGTCAGCGTGCGCTCGTGGGCGCGGACCATGGCCCGGCGCTCGTCTGCATCCAGTCCGCCGAACACGCCCCAGTGCTTGGGGTGCGTGATCGCGTCGGCCAGGCATTCGTTCGCGACCGGGCAGCGGGCGCACACGGATTTCGCCGTGGCCAGCTGCCACTTGCTCATCGCGTCCTTCGTCCCGTCCGGGAAGAACAGGTCCGGGTCCTCATTGCGACATGCGGCGCGGTCTCGCCAATACACGTTCGTCACACCACCTCATGATCAAGTTACTACAATCATCATAACACGATATTGGGCACGGAAACAGGGTGGACCTGCGGTTTCACCCCCTGGCATTTACGCAGGTCGCGCCGCACATTTCGACTCTTGACGTCGAGCTGTCGAGCGATGGCGTCGACGGGGTAGCCGTCGGCATAGAGCCTGGCCACGGCACAGCGCAGCTCGGCCTTGGTGAGCTGGTCTCCGTTCCGCAGCTCGCGAACACGAGTGACGGCGACGTGGTCGAGCGGTTCACGGGTAGTAGGCACTGGCGGTACTCCCTTTCGAGTGGGGTTGATCGTTGGTCGCTGGCTATTCCCAGTCGCTGCCGTCGGGGTTGTAGATGTCGACGGCGTACTCGTCGGGGGAGTCGTTCAGTGCTACAAGGACCTCGCCGGGGACGACGCCCCAGTACGCGCCACGGTCGGACCCGTAGTCCCTGATCCAGACCTCCCACCAGCCGTCGCCGGCGTCCTCGACGACGATCTCGTCTTCGGTCTCGGCGATCTCGGTCGCGAGCTTGTCGACGGTGTCCTGGCTGACCGTTTCGAACATCGCGTGCTTCTCCTTCATCCGGTGATCTGTTGGCCTGCCTGTCTGGTTATCGCTGGTCGACGCGGCTCTCCGACGTGTGCGTGTGACCCGTGAGCAGCGTCGCTACGTCATCGGTGCCCAACACCTCGAAGCCCTCCGGCACCTCGGCGAGCGTGTCGACCAGGAACTCGGCGACGTCGCTGCCGGGCATCGTGAACGTGGCGTCGCCGGTGGGGGACGAGAGGCGCACCTCGAGTTCGCCGTGGTCGCCGCGGTGCAGCTGCACGTCGCCGTCGCCGACTGGCGTTCGGCTGGTGATGCCGTCGAGCAGCAGCTCCCGGCCGATGACCCACTGCACCTCGGACGGCCTGGTCTGGAACGCCCAGGTCACGGCGAACGGGTCGGTCGCGTCGTAGCTCATGCGCACGCGGACTCGGGCTCGTGTTCCGGCGGTCGTGGTGCACAGCGCGAGCGTCGTGGACTCCATGCCAACTCCCTCCGTAGTCGAGTTCATATAATCATCATAACCGGATAATGCGGCGAAGGAAGGGGCCGACCGGGTGAAAACCCAGGTCAGCCCCTTCCCGGTCACGGCGTCTGCCGCTCGACCTCTTGCCGCACCCGATCCAGCCACTCCGGCAACTGGCCACGGTCGACGCCGATCCCGCCGGCCACACGCGTCATCGCCTCGTCGTAGCTGTAACCCTCGTCGGCAAGGTACTCGCGGTCCATCAACACCAGCGCGACCAGCAATTTCTCGCCCGTGGACCACACCCCAAGCGGGTGCCTGTCGTTCTCCCGCACGCTCGTCACGCTGCGGCGAACCGCATCGTCGAAGTACTGATCAGGGCTCATGACGTCTCCTCACCGGGGAATCCCTCGACGTGTTCGGCTAGTAGCTCACCGAACGCGGCCACCGCCTCCGGGTCCGGCTGACGTCCCGAATCCAACACGCGCTCACGAGCGGCCCGCAACAGCCCATTCGTGCAGGTCGACAGGCCCACGCGCACACCGGTCGGCATCTCGCCATAGACCAGCGCCAACGCCCGGCGCGCCTCGTCGAAATCGAACGTGACCGACTCGTCGATCCGGCAATGCGTGGCCTGCTCCGGGTCCAGCCCGAGGCGCTTCACCGACGAGAACTTGCCGACGTTCTCCACCCACGCGAACCGGAAGAACTTCGCCCGATGCCGCTCAAGCGCAGCCTTGTACCCGTCGACCAGGTTCGGGTCGGGCTCGTGCGGCAACTCGCGCTGGTACTGCATCTGCACCGCGTGGTGCAGCCCGTGCCGCAGCTGCATCTCACCCGTCATCACCGTGCCGCCACCGGCGTACAGGCACGCCAACATCCGCGCGGCCTGCTCCTCGCTCAGGTACCGCGGAGCCTCCACCCGCACCGCCGGCCGCCCGTCCGGCTTCGTGTACTTCGCCCTCAGAGGCTCGTGCCCCATCCGTCGCCGCCCCTTCTGGTTATGATCATTTTCAGGCGACGATATACGACGGGGCTGGATGCTGCGCACGGCTGCGGTCACTGGGTCACCTCCTTCACGGTCTTCTCGGGCTGGTCGACGTGGTCGTCGATCCACTCAAGCCCGCCGACGTCCAAGCAGTTCTGAGCGCGGGTCACCGCCACGTACGCCAGACGCACCTCTTCCGCCTCCGGGTCGACCGGCTCGCCGTCCGCGCTCTCCGGCTCCTGAAAGTCACCACCGATCCGCACCGTCGGCCACTCACGCCCCTTGGCCTTGTGCGCGGTCGACACCGTGACCTGGGCACGACTCTCCGGCGACAGCCGCTCCATCGCCTCGATCACCACGTCCGACCCGTGGTTGTCGATCAGCGTGACGAACGCCCGCAGGTCCGAGCCGGACGACTCGTGGGTGGCGTAGTCCTGCACCTCACCCCAGTCGCGGAACGCCACCAGCTCCGGGTGCGACGTCGCCCGACCAGCGCGCAAGTCCTCGCACGCCTCGGCGAGGTTCTTGATCGCCGCACCGCCGCCGACCAGCGCCACCCTGGTGCCGGCCTTCTGCGCCCGCAGCACCTCCTGCGCCGCGCCGCCGTTCGTGCGGCACAGCACCGCGTTCGGCCGCACCACCGGGCCGACCACCGACGTGCCGGTGCCGCTGATCCGCATGTCCGTTCCCAGCAGTGTCAGCCACTTGTTGCCTTCGGCCGCGATCTGCTGGCCGAACCGGAACGACTGCGTCAGCCGCAGCCGCTCCTCGGCAGGCCACCGGTCCAGCGTCTCCATCGACCCACCGGCCCAGCCGTAGATCGCCTGCGCCGCGTCGCCCACCGCGATCAGCTGGGCGTGCGTTTGGGCCATCAGCATCTCCGCCACGACCGGCGACGTGTCCTGGCACTCGTCGAGCAGGATGAAGTCGAACGGCAGCCGCGGCTTCCGCAGCGCGTAGATCTTGCGGTAGTGGCTGTGCGTGAACCGGAACAGGCCGCCACCGTCGGCGTCCGTGTGCTGGAGGTCGGCCCAGATCGCTTGAGCGTGCGGCATGACGAGCCGCTTCACCGCGGCACTGGCCTCCGGGTCGTCCTCCACGGTCAGACCGTTGATCTGCGGCACGTGTGACCAGCCGATCTCGTCGTCGGCGGAGTTGCAGAACCGCTCCACGGCATCGACCGCCAGGCGAGCGATCGTGGCCGGATACAGCTCGACGTCGCTGATCGTCACGGGCTCGCGGATGCCGAGCAGGTGCGCGACCTGCCGCGCCGGCTGCCGCGGCCCGTTCAGCCGGCCCTTGTACCGCGTGCCCACCTGACCGAACGCCAACGAGTGGATCGTCTTGCAGGTCACGTGCTTCGGGAACTTGGCAGCGGCCTCGTCCGCGATCGCCTTGTTGAATGCGCCGTACAGCCCGCGGCCCTTCATCTTCTCGGCCGCCAACTTGAGCACCGACGTCTTGCCCGCCCCGGCGCCGGCCTCAATCACGAGGTTCCGGCCCGCGGCGCACGCGTCGATGATGGCGACCTGCTCATCGGTCGGGGTGAACCCGCTCATCGCCCGATCACCTCGTCCACGGCGAAGGACTCCAGCCGCTCGCCCGTGTCCTCGCGGCGGGCCTCGGCCACGCTGGTGTAGAGCTCCACGACGACCTGCTCGCGGTCCAGGTTGTGCGCGTTGCGGACCAGGTCGGCGATGCGCAGCCCCAGCTCGGCGTCGTTGATGACCTCGAACGTGACCAGCGGGGGAATGCCGACGCCCACGGTGTCGCCGCCCGTGCTACCCGTGCGCACCTCGTAGCGGCGGAGCGGGGAGTCGTAGGCCAGGCGAAGCACCGCGTTGGCCACGGTGCCGAGGAACAGGCCGTACGCACTGCCGCCGTAGCGCTGGTAGGCGTCGTTGGCGCGCTCCATGAACGGCATGGTCGGGGTGTTGGAGGCGTGGGTGAACGTCTCGCGCGGCATGTTGTCGAGGCGCAGCTCAGCGGCCATGCGCTGGACCGCGGGGTCAGCCGCGACCGTGTCCACGGCCTCGGCGTATCGGGGGTGCTCGATCGTCATCTCAACTCCAACTCATCCGGGTTATATAATCATCTTAACACGATAACAGCGATAAGGGGCAAGAGTGTGCCCTGCGAAACAGTCCCGACCAGCAGAAACGCCGTGTCGACGCGCGTCCTAGCGAGGGCGGATCGTCGACGCCCTCACCACCTGCGGACCCAACGGCAGCGACAGCTCGTTGTTCTGCGACCCGAGCTGCAACCCCTCGACAACACCGAGCCAATCGCCCGCGCAGGTCAGCAGCCAGTGCGTCAGCGTTCCCTCGACGTCCTCGTGCAGGTCGACGCCAGACGCGCGAACCCAGATGGGCGTATCCCTCGCCCAGCGAACACCGCGCTCAGGCGGCCACAGGTGCCGCAGCTCGACCACGACAGGGCGCGGCGGCTCCACCGGCCGCAACGCACGCCTTTCAGTATCGAACGCAGTTTCGATTGTGCCACGACATCGGCGGGGCCTCAGCAGGTAGCCGAGGCCCCGCCGGTCGGCGAGAAGCAGCAGGTCACCACATGGGTCGGTGCTTCATCTCGTCATCGTCGATCGGCTCCCGGAGCGCAGCCGGACTGTCAGGGCAGATGTCGTAGTGCCCGTCGTCGCCGACCTCGACCCAACCGACGCCGTCCAGGTGTTCGATCTCCTCGTGGCAGTAGAAGCAGTAGCGGCGCGTCTTGACGATCATCGCTGGTCCCCCTTCTCGTCAGGCGCTGACCGCGGTCTGGCCCAGGTCGGCCTGCTCGCCTGCGGCGTAGCCGGCCTGGTATCCCGCGCGGGACGACGTGGAGGCGGTGCGGGCCTGCGCGTTCGGGTTCTTCGACTGGAAGAACTCCTCGACCAGCGCCTGCCGATCACGCAGCACCAGCGCTGTCGACCGCCCGTCGGACTCGGCGTTCGCCTCACGCTCAGCACGCTGGCGCATCTCCTGCATCCGCGCGCCGACCGAGTCGCAGAACCCGAACAGGAAGCTGCGTCGGTGGGCGCCGGGGTCCTCGCCCGGCTTCGGCATCGACCGCATCATGTCCTTCGTGGCCTGCATCATCAGCAGCGTGAACAGCAGCTCCACGCGCTCAAGATCACTGGGAAAGCCGTAGACCTTCGCGTCCACGCCCTTGCCGTAGTGGAACACCGTCCGGCGGCTGCCGTCGCGGTTGCGGCCCTTGCCGTAACGCCAGTCGCGCGGGTACGCCACCATCCGGCAGTTCGACGTCTGCGCGATCACGTGCAGCAGCATCGACTTCTCCTGCGCGTAGGACGGCTCGATCGCGATCTCGCGGGTCTCGACGTCGCTGCCGGTGACGTGGCCGTCCTCGAGCAGTGCCGTGTCGATGCCGTGCCTCTCGGCGATCTCGATCGCGCGCTGCTGGGCCAGCTCCGCCTCGGCCGGCGGCGTGTTCGGGTGGGCCGCCTTGTCGAGCAGGCGCCGAACGCGCTCCAGAACCTTGTTCTCGGTCACGGTGTCTCCTTCTCCAGTATGGGCATCCGGGAGTTTGTCCTTGTTATATGATTATCTTAACTTGTTTTTCGGGAAAGTGGAGAGGCGAATCACCAGCCCGACTTCATCTCGCCGAACGCCAGGCCAGCAACAACCTCGGCCGCGATCTCGTCGGTGACCTGCGACGCGTCCTTCTTGTCCACCAGCATGGCCAGCGCCTCGACCGCCTGCTCGGACACCTTCGTGGTGCCGGAGAAGATCGAGGAGAGCGTCGTGGTCAGGCTGCGAATGGTGATCGTGCGGTTCGTGTTGGCCAGTCCGATGAACCAGTCGCGGTCGTCGTCCATGCGGCGCTTGCGGGTGACCTGAACGTCAGCCTGAGCCAGGACCGTGTCGGTGGTGAAGATGTCGCGGGCGGTGATGGCGTCCAGCATGTCGTCCTCCGGGTCTGTGTTATCTTTCTTTCTTATATAATCATCATAACATGATATCGGCCACGTGGAAGGGTGTTGTGCTCTGGGGAACACTGAAAGGCCCTGGTCAGAGGGTTGCTGACCAGGGCCTTTCAGTTCGCCTCACCTCGGGAGCTGGCTCTCATCCGCCCTCGGGTACGCCTGCTTGGTCGGATGGAGCCACAAGTAGCCGCTGCGGACGGCCTGACCAGCTTCCGTGACGTAGTGCACGTCGACCGGTACGTCCTCATCCCGCATGTGCAGCACTAGCCGGCGGCTTCCGTCGTCCTGCGTCGTACCGTGCTGCCGGAACAGAGACCTCACCGCCGCCATGGCGAGGTTGGCGGCTTCCCCGTAGTCCACGCCCTCGCAGCGGGCGAACACCGTCACCGCGACGTCGTGCACGGGACGTTCGTCGTCACTCACGCTGACCTCCCCACAACAGCCGCCGTCTCAGGCAAGACCGGCATCCGAACCGCCCGCTCCGGCCGCGGAAACAGCCCCTCCATGTCCAGCGGCTCCGGCTGCGGCCGCGGCTCACCACCACCGCCACCCGGACGCCGATACTCGACACACACGTACTGCTCCGACATCCGGTACCGGCCCTGCTCATCGCGAGGCCCGTCCAACCACTCCGCCGGCGTCCGTTCCGAGAACGCCACCATCACCAGCGGACAGTCCGAACCGGACCCCATGCGGCGATGCGGCGCGTCACGCAGACACGTGCCACACCAGCTCTCGGACCACTCTTCCCACTCGTCCCCGTTCGCGAACGGGGAGACAGGACGGGCACGCTCGTATGCCTCCTCGAAGTTCAGGCTCACCACGCACCTCCGAAGACCTCGGCGACCAGCACCACCATGACCGACACCAACCCGCCAACCAGCGCTGCGACCACCGCCAACGCCACGAGCCCGGCCAAGCACTGCCCGGCCCGCTGCTCCGCGCAACGGGGTCCGCCACGGCACGGGCGGCCCACCGGTCACACCTCCCACGCATGTCCGGTGTCGAAGTCCACGACCCGCACACCGTGGCCATCGACAAGCTCGTCCAACACGTCGTCGGTCAGCACCTCGTCGACCTGCCACGCGGTCTCGAGATCGAGCCCGTCGACGCCGTCCTCGTCGGGGTACAGCCCAACCCACGTTCCATCGCTGTTGACGTTGACCCAGAGCACGTCGGTCTTGTCAGCAATGTCAGCGGCCAGATCCGCAACGTTCATCGGTCTCTCCTGTTCATCCGGGAACCCAGTCGTGAGCTGGGCAGACAGCCCACACAGCGAGGCGTGTGCGGGTTGTCCTCTCAGCTCACGACTCGGCGTCGGGCTCGGGCAGCTCGTCGCCGCGGATGATGCGGACGCCACCAGGCATGTCAGCGGGGTGCCTGCGGCCGGTCTGCCGCCAATTGCCATCGAGTTCGACGAGCTGTTCGACCGGTCCGGCACCGCTCCAGCGGTAGTAGTAGAACGGCTCGTCGACACCGCCGAGACGCAGGTAGACGTACCGCTGGTCGTCGACGGGCTCGACGTCAGGCGTGTCGTCCGGGTCGTGCCACGCGAGAGCCCGAGCCAGGTTCTCGCTGATCCCACGCACAGTGGCCACGAGATCGCGGTGGACCTGCCGGGAGTGTTCAGCGGCGCGGCGCCACTCGTCGCGCTCGGTCCCCACCGAAGCCCGAGCGTCTTTCGCCGAACTGGACTCGACGGCTTCGTTCACGATGGCGGCGACGGTCGAGGCGACACTGGCGCGCTCCACGTCGTTGGCCATCGTTCCGACGGTGAGCACGTGCCGCCCGTTGGCATCGACAACGGTGCCGCCCTTCTGTTCCCACGGCGTCGGCAACAGCGGCTCGTCGTCGCCGTGCTCGGCGAGGACCTTCTCCGCAGCGTCGAGCACAGCCCCGCGCACTGAATCCGGCAGGGAGTCGCTGACGCCCACGAGCGGTTCCGCGTCGCCGGTGAGGTAGTTGCTGCTGCGACTCACCGCGCCGACGTAGTCCGGCTTCGGTCCGATGAGGGGTCGTCTACTCATGGGTTCCGTTCTTCCTCGTCGTACGTGATTTGCCATGTGGGGTGGTAGCGCACGGAACGGCGTTCGCCGTCGAGACGGACAGTCAAGGACGCGTCAGCCGCGCCCGTGATGACGCCGGAGCGGCCCTGGTAATCGCGGATGCGGCCGCCGCGCTTGGCGGGCACGCCGTAGTGCCTGCGGATGTAGTCGAGGCTCATTCGCGGCCTCGCTTGACTCCGAGGAACGCGACACCGGGCCGCGCGTCCTTCGGCGGGTGCAGGTCGCTGGCACCACGTAGCTGACCCTGGCGGCGGACGTACTGGCCGGGGAACGTTCCGGCCCAGTGGGTCACGTCGTCCGGCAAGGCCGCCAATGCTTCGGTGATCGTGGTGGTGCCGAGGACGTAGATCGACGTGTCCTGCTCGTACGTCCGCAGTCGTGTCGCGTGGTGGACGGTCATTCGTACACCTCTTCTGCAAGTTCGGGCCGACGGCAGCCGCAGGGGACACCGGTGGTGGTGTCGAGCGGCGGAACGTCCGGCAGGGTTGTGTGCGCGTGCCCGTCGTCGTCCCAGGCGAGGCCGGGCAGGTGGAGCGTGCGGTGCCATTCGCCGTGCTCGCTGCGGAGGTCGCAGCGCCACGTCAGTGCTCTGATCGACGGGCGGAGCGCGTCGCCGATCGTGACCATGGCGTGCCGGTACGGCTGGCACGTCGCCGTGCACCGCGGCGCGTCTGGTTCGCACCACTGGCCGTCAGCGGTCCGCGTTTCCCACCAGGCTTCGCACGAGGGGCACAGGTGGCCGTATCCGTCGTACACGGTGCCGTCGAAGCACAGCGGGCACCGCGGCCCATCGAGTAGGGGAGGGGGCGGTGTGCGGTTCATGCCGACCTCCCCAGGTATGCGGCGGGGTCGACGTCGTAGCGGGTCATGGCCGGCAGCGACGGCGGCAGCCAGCTCTTGAGCCGGGGTTCCCATCGCCATCCGACGACCGCGGTGCATTCGAACTGGGTGTGGTCGCCTTCCCACATGGTCAGCCAGTTGTCGTCTTCGGACGGTTCCGATTCCGCGCCGCAGGCACAGACCACGATCTGAGTGCGCGGGTGTCGCATGGTCAGTGCACCTCGAATCCATCTCCGGCTGCGGCCCGCTCGAGGAACGGGATCAGCGAGTCGAACGACTCGGGGTGCTCGTAGCCCTGCGCGCGGGCGATCCAGTAGCAGCCGATGGCGGTTGCGGCTTCCCAGCCGGTAACCACCCAGCCGTCGTTCGAGCTGAGCTTGTGCAGCGGGATACCGGCGCGGTCATCGTCGTCGCCGTGCCAGCGCAGCAGCTTCTCGTGTTCTTCCAGCCATGCCTGGCCTTCGCTGGTGATGCCGTACTCGTCGCCGTTCTCGTCGACGCCGATGTGGTCGTCGTAGGAACCGGGAAGGCTGGGGAACGCGACCCCGTGGGGCAGGTCGAAGGCCATGCCCAGGCGTAGGAGGTCGTCGACGACCACGGCGAACCCGCGGTTGTTCCAGTGCAGGTCGCTGCCGTTGGGGCCGCGGCCAGCTTCGCCACGCAGAACCAGGTCGAAGCTCATGTGTATCTCCATTCATCCGGGTCAACAGTTCCTGTTGATATAATCATCATAACACGATATTCAAGGATGGGGAAGTGGTGCGGGCGGGTGAATTCGCAGGTCACGCGCTCACGACTCGTCCCCGACGTCGCGGCGACGCTCCGCGGACCGCTGCATCGCCTCCGGATACCGGTCCCACTCGCGCAGCTGCTCGTCGACCATCTCCGCAGCCTGCGCATCGAACGACCGGTCCGCCCGCAGTCGGAACGGTCCGAGATAGGTCGCCGAACACGTCGCACACACCGGATTCGGCAGCGCCGCCAGCACACCCGGCCCGTACGCCTCGGTGATCTCGATGCGACACCACTCGTCGACACCGACGGCCTCGGCCCACACGCGCGCGTTCTTCCACTGCGGCGTGCAGTCGCACTCGTGCTTCCCGGACGCCACCGGCGTGGCCGGCATGGCGTGCGCCAACGGGCGCGTCAGCTCCTCAGCCGGGTAGTCGTCGTGCACCGCGGCCAGGCGGATCGCCGGGTCCAGCTCCATCGACCACGCCGTGTCGTCGTACAGCTCCGTTGTCGCCGGACTGGAGTGACCGAGCGCCCGCTGGCGGGACTGGAGATCCGACACCGAACGGGTCGCCGTCGCGAAGTAGTGCCGGAAGTCGCGAGCGGTCAACCGCCACGGGTCCGCCACGTCCGCCCGCCTCGCCGCCCGCTTGACCAACGCCAACACGTCGTCACGGTTCACTCGTCGGTACAGCCTCGGATGCACCAGCAGCGCCTCACCCGACGCCGGTTCGACACGCGCCCGCGACAGGTAGGCGTACCAGTCCGCCGCCACCACACGCGGCACCCAGCGCACCAGCTTCTTGTCACCCTTGCCCGTCAGGTCCAGCGCATACGTCCCGCCGTCGGCATCGTGTACATCGTGAAGGTCGAGGCGGCACAGGTCCGTCGGACGCACCCCGACCAGCGCCAACGTCGCCAAGATGGCCTTGGCCTGCACCCCACCCAGCACGTGATCCTCACGCGCCGCCAACACCAGCCGGTGCACGTCATCCCGCCGCAACCGCGCGCTGCGCCCTGAGCGACTCACTGACGGCCGATCCACCTTCGACAGGGGAATCGGACCCTCCGGCCGCTGCCCGGCCGCCTCGCAATACCTCAGCCACCGAACACCAGCCGACAGCACGCCGTTGATCGCCGACGGCGTCCGCACCCGGCCCGTCGACGGCGACGGCGCCGACGCCAACCAATCCACCAGCCGAGCCGATGCCCGCCGATCCAACAACACCGGATCCACCGCCTCGGCCGCACACCAACCCAGCAGCGCACCCAGATGCGAGCAGTACGTATCGCCCGTCGCCACCGACCTGGCGTACACCTCGCCCAACCACTCCCCGAGCAACGCCGACACCTCGGACGACGGCGTCGACGGGAACGAGAGCTCAGCGACGCGCTCACGAAGCACCGCCAGGCGGTGCGGACGGTTCTCAGTCATCGATTTCCACGGGCCGGTGCGTCGCGCGGATGTTCCACCAGCGATTCGCCGGGTCGTAGTAGACGCGGTAGCGGTACCGGGTCAGCGCAGCACGCCGGTCGGCCTGGCCGATGGCGTCAGCGAACTTCTTGAACCACATGTGGCCGTCGGGGCGCGTGTCTTCTGGGGTGTATTTCATGAGCCGAGCTGACTCCTCAGCCGCTCCGCCGCCTCCGACGGCGTGTGCCCATCCCACAGCGGAGACACCTCAACCTCGGGACAGTCGAACAGCTCCCAATCATCTGCCGGGTAGTGATTCGACACCTGCCCCGCTGGCAACTGCGCAGCGACGATGAACCAGCCGCCACCGAAGCACAGCTCACCGTCGTGATGGCGCCACGACTTCGAGACCGGCCAACCGAGCTGGACCCACGCTCGGACGGCGTGCGCGTGGTACAGCATCCGGTACTCGTACAGCTCGCCGAACGTGTGAAAGCCGTCGCTGATCTCGTCGGTGTTCGTCACTCGTCTCCTCCTTGGTTCGGGTTTCATGCGAGGTACCTCGATTAATAGGCATTCAGCGGGTCGGATAAGCACTCATCACGCGAGCCGTGAAAGACGAACGAGAGCCCCGACCGGAACCCGGCCGGGGCGAGAGGGCGAGAGCTACGCGGAGTTCATCTGCTGACGAACGCGCTGGTCGGACTCCTGCGCATCCGGCGGCCCGGACTGGCCGACACCGCCACCGGGCGGGTCGGCGAACTGCGGCGGCATTTCGCCGGGAGCGGGCGCGTCGTCCTCGTCGAACCCGAGTTCGCGACGGGTGGCCTCGCCGCCGATGATGCGGTGCTTGAACGCCTCGATCGCGGTGTGCGACCGGTCCGGGCGCAGCTCGATCTCCGAGGCGTCCCACCAGATCACGATGTTCTCCACGTCGCCCTGACCGGCTGCGCGCAGCGCCGGCCACAGCACTTCGCGGGTCAGGGTGACGCAGATCAGCGACACCAACGGGCCGAGGTGGGTGCGGATGGCGTCTTCCTGCACCGACCAGGCTGACCAGTGGTTCAGGTCCTCGATGCCCTGCACCACGGTGGCCGGCACGTCGAGCGCCACCGCGACGGCATTGCGGGCGCCGTCGCGCAACGTCGGGACCTGCGAATCGAACTCCGAGAAGAAGTTCAGGTGCTGCATCTTCGCGATCGCTTCGTCGGCGATGGTCGCGGTGATCGGCACGGTCGCCGACGGCGAGTCCGGGTCCTGGATGGCTGTGCTCGCCGCGGCGGTGAGCGCCGCGACCAGCGGATCGCCGTGGATCGGGGCCACACCGCCGCCTTCGGACATGCCGGGGTTCGGCACGGTCGCCGACTCGGGCAACAGCAACAGGCCAGCACCGGCCAGGCGGGACTTGATGTCGGCCGCGGTGCGTCGGGACAGGCCGTCCAGCTCGGCCAGGTCGTCCATCGCGGACTCGAACCGCGACGTCGATCGCGTCGCGTCCTGCGGGTCGGGTTGGTAGATCGGCACGACCACCACGTCAGCGGACGGGAACTCGACCCAGCCGTCATCGTCCGCCTTCGGATGTCGGGGGATCTTGACGGTGACCGTGTCATCGCCGACCGAGCCCAGCTCCCACTCCTTGCGCGAGCACACCTGCCACGCGGTGCCCCGATCGGTGGTCTGGTCCTTCTTCTCGCCGGGCTGGGGCGGCCGCGGGTAGCCGATCAGCCAGCTTTCGCCCGGCACGAGCAGGTGCACCGCGAGCCGGTGCAGCATGTCTCGCTGCCCCAGCCGGCCCTCGTGCAGCTCGGCCAGGATTTCCCCGGCCAGTCCGGGGTCGGGGACGGGTTCGGGATCGCCCACGCCGTCGGTCTTGATCTGCCCGATGTACAGGTGCATTCGGGAGATGCCATTCGCCAGCCAGTCGACCGCCTGCCGTGCCGGCCCTTTGGCGCGGTAGAACGCCCACGCCCGTTCCTGCCAGTCCTGCGACTGCGGGGTGGACCGTGCCTTCTTCGGCGTGGTCGGTTGCGGCGGCGTCGTCGCGGCCGCCGACAATGCCGGCGGCACCCAGTCCTCCACGCCCGGTTCGTGCGGTGTCGGGGCCAGAAACCCCGCGATGCGGTCCACCATGTTCGCCACGGTCACGCCCCTTTCACAGGCAGGTTCAGAGCAGGAACGTCAGGGGAGGGCATGGCCATCGACACGCTCGTCGTCGTGGCCTGGAACGCGCGCGGATGGCCGTGCCGGTGGGCCTGCTCGTGGGCCTCCTGCTCGGACAGGCCCATCTCGATCTGCCAAGCCCGCACCAGCCGGTCCTTCTGCCGCCACCGCTGCTCCGCGGTCGGCATCGGCGGCGGCAGCAACGACCGGGCCGCCAGGCACGACAGCGCCACCGGCAACGCGATCGCGTCGGTGTCGTCGTGGCGCCACCCGTCGATGTCCGCGTCATGCACCGGCCGGGCTCGCCGCCCGCTGTAGAGCGACACCGCCTCCTGCTGCGTGCTGGTCAGATGCAGGGTGTGCGCCGTGAGCCGCTGGGCGATCATGTCGCGCAGCTTCTTCCGCGGGACCAGACCGCGGCCGCCGGACTGTTCGCCGGCGTAGTCGCCGACCGCGACCAGCCGTCGCCGGGTCGGAGGGTTGTACCAGTCGGCCAGGTGCTGACGGACCTCGCGACGACCCTCTCCCGACAGCACGGTCACCCCGATCACCACCACGGGCGAGACCCGCCAGTACTCCGGGTAGGACTCGGCCAGCCCCTCAAGGACGTCGAGCTGGTCGCGCACCGTCGCCTCCGGCGGCAACAGGTCCGAGGCGTGGGCGTGCAGGTGGCCGCCCTGGCGGTACCAGAACATCGCCGAGATCGAGCCCTTGTGGCCGTAGGCGCCGACATCGAGCGCCAGCACGCGCGCGTCCGGCGCGTCGGGCGCATCGGTGCGGACTTCGCGGGTCATGACGCGGCCGCCTGGAACGGAGCCCGGTTACGGGCCATGATCTGCCACGGGTCTGGCAGCCCGCCCTCGTCCGGCAACGGGCGGGGGCCGGCGGCCGCGATGTCGGCGGCGTTGAACAGGCCGAACGTCGAGCTGTTGAAGCTGCACTCATACTCGGCGGCGAACCGTTCGGCCGACATCGACGCCTTCTGCTGGGTGATGAACTCCTCGGAGATCCGCGAGATCTCGGTGTACGGCACTTCGATGCGCTCCCACCCGTCGGCGCCCTCGCCGTTCCACTCGTGCCAGAACCACCCGTCCCGGCCTCGCGGTGTGGAGATCGCCACCAGATCGCCGCCGGTCGCGGCCAACATCGGCAGGCACGCGGTGTACAGGTCCTCGGCGGTGTAGGCAGCCTCATCGATGATCAGCAGCTCGGGCGAGTAGCCGCGCACCGTGTCGGCGTGGCCGGGCAGCGCGTAGATCGTCGACCCGTTGGTCAAGCGCAGGAACGTCGCCGCGTCCCGGGTCAGCTCGATCCCGAGCGCTTCGGCGAACCTTCGCACCTTGCTGACCAGCAGCGTGGACTGCCGCTGCGTCGGTGACACGACCACGATCTCGGCGTTCGGGTCGGTGAATGCCCGGTGCAGCGCCTTGCCCGCGCACACGGTGCTCTTGCCGGCCTGCCGGGAGCACACGACGATCGCCCGATGTGGCCGGTCGTGCAGCAGGCGGGACTGCCACACGTCCGGCGACAGCCCGGAACGAGCCATCACCAGCGGCGGGTGATGCTCGATCAGCAGCTTGGAGACGATCCGCACGGCTCACTCGCCTCCGCCGTGGGTGCGCTGGTCCAGCGCTTCGAGCGCTTCGAGCGCGGCCGCCTTCGCCTCCGGGTGGGCGTTGAGGGCGGTCAGGATCGTGTCGCCGATCAGGTACTGGTCCTGCGAATCGCCGTGCGTGCGGATCAGCGCCTGCACCTCAGGCTCACGAGCCACCCGCAGCGCCGACGTGGCGGCCTGCAACGCCCGATCCGGCGGCACGGACTCACCAGGGTTCTGCACCGCCAACGCCGACAGCCGGGCGAACGCCTGCGCGAACGGGGCCAATCCCTGCTCGATCACATCGTCGAACCGCTCGCGGATCTGCCGGGACTGGTCCGACTTGAACTCGGCGAGCCGCAGCGGCCACTCGTAGCGCTGTGCCGCGCCCCGGACACGGGCCAGCGTGACCTCGAACTTGTCGGCCGTGCGCTGGTAACTCCGACGGTGGCCCTCGTTGCGGTAGTGGGTGAACCAGTCGAACTGTTCAGCAGGTTCGCCAGGCTGGCGGTCCCACGCATCCCGCTCAGGATCACGGCGATACGGCATCGAGCGGCCTCCCGGTAGCGCGCATGTGCAGTGCTACCGGCGGCCACGATCCGCCAGACCCGGTGCCAGCGAGTGTAAGACCATGTCGGCGTCGGGTGTTACTCTCCGACCCGTTCGACGTGCGCTGGTGGTGTAACGGCAACACACCCCACTCCCGGTGGGGAGCTACCTGGTTCGATTCCGGCCCGGCGCTCGATTGGCGTCGACTGGCGAAATCGTGGCCGGACGCTCACCTACCGGGAGAAGGTGAGCATTCGATGTTCCAGGGCACGATCCCTGCCGAAATGCGGTCCATCGTGGCCGAACACGCCCGCTCGTGGCCCGACGGCGACGTCTACATCGGCTGCTCCGGAAACCTCACCATCGAACGCACCCTCGCCGCTCAGGGCCGATTCCGGCTCCACTCCAACGACGTCAACGCCTACTCCTGCGCGTTGGGCTGGTACTACTCCGGCCAGCCGTTGCCGTTCCGCGTGGCCGACGACTCCCGCGACGAGCTGGACTGGCTGGACCAGTACCTCGACGACGGCGCCGGCACCCTCGCCACGCTGATGATCGGCACCCGGTTCCTCCAGTTCGTCGGCAAGACCGGCCGCTACCACCAGCGCATGGTTCAGGCCCATCGCGACCAGTTCGACCGGATGCACGCCGACACCGTCGCCAAGATCGAGGCCACCACGTTGCAGCTGGCCAGCTTCACCGCGGGCGACGTGCTGGACTACCTACGCGACGACGTGCCGCGCGAAGCGCCGTTCGCGAGCTTCCCGCCGTTCGACGCCGGCGGCTACGAGGCCATGTTCGCCGGCATCACCAACCACTTCGACTGGCCCACGCCCGTCTACGAGGAGTTCGGCGAGGACGGCCGCGACGAGATGATCTCGCTGATCACCGACCGGCCGAACTGGATTCTCGGGCTGCTGAACGAGGCCCCGGAGCTGGAAGAACACCGGGTCGGCTACGTCCAGGTCGGGCCGCGAGCGCGCCCGTTCTGGGTCTACGCCCAGCCGGGACGGCACCGGTGGGTCGGCCCGCGGCAGAAGGTCGAGCCGGTGCTCATGCCCAGGCTCGGCCCCGGTGAAGAGATCGGCGACGACCTCACCCTCCACCCCCTCAGCGGCGGCCAGTTCAACTCGCTGCGCTCGGCGTACCTGGCGAGAGGGATCGCACCTGGTCAGCCGTTGTTCTCGTGTGCCGTGTCCTCCGGCGGCCGCATCATCGGTGCGTTCGGGTACTTGCCGCCGAAGTTCGGCCTCGACGCGTACCTCATGTCGGACTTCTCCGTCGCGCCGACCAGCTACAAACGCCTGTCGAAGTTGATCGTCATGGCCGCCATCTCGTCGGAGGCGCAGACCCTAGTTCAGCGCGCCCTGTCGAAGCGGGTCACGACCTGGTCGACCACGGCATTCACCAACAACCCCACGTCCGGCAAATACGGCCGCGGCGTACCCGGCATCAAGCTGCACTCGCGCAAGCCCTGCGACGACGAGCACTACGCCTACCAGCTGCAATACGGCGGACCGCTCGGCCAATGGACACTCGCCGAGGCGCTGGAAATGTGGAAGGCCAAGCACGCACAGGTGGCGGCATGATCTCCATCGGGCTCGACGTCGGCCGCGAACACGACCCCGCCGCCCTCGGCGTGCTGCACTCCGGCGACCCGCGGCCGAACAGCCACCGCCCGCACTGGTCCGTGCTGGAGATCGGCAACATCGAACTCGGCACCGAGTACCTGGACCTGGCGAAGATGGCGACCAGCCTCGCGGGCGCGTTCCACGCCGCCGGGCACCAGACCGTGCTGTCGATCGACGCCACCGGCATCGGAGCGGCCGTGGTCGAAATGGCCCGCCGGAACCGGCCCGGCCTGCACATCTGCGCGATCACCATCGGCAGCTCCCGCACCCTCGCCCGCACGGACGAGCACGACTACACCGTCGGCAAACACCGGCTGACCGAAACGCTCCAAGTCGCGCTCGAACAGTCCGGCATCTCCCTGCCCGACAGCGACGGCGGCGTGGCCACGATGGACCAGCTGCGCAGGTTCGCCCGCCGACCGACCCGATCCGGCTACCACAAGCACGAGGCCGCATCCGGTCACGACGACCTCGTGCTCGCGCTCGAACTGGCGCTGTGGACCGGCGACACCCTCCACGACGAGTACGCAGGAGTGCGCACATGACGAAGCTCGACACCACCATCGTCCGCCGCACGCTGGCCGACCTGACCCCGCTGGACACGAACGCCCGCTACATGCGGCAGGAGACCTACCAGCGGCTGGTCGAGAACCTGCGCGAGGACGGGGAGCTGACCTCCACGCCGCTGATCTACTCCGGCGGCGAGTATGACGAGGGCCGAGAGCTGATCCTGTCCGGCAACCACCGCGTGCAAGCTGCCGTGGACGCCGGCATTGTCGAGGCCGACTGCAAACTCATCACCCAGAACCTGCCGAAAGCCCGCCAGGTCGCGCTCCAGCTGTCGCACAACGCCATCGAGGGCGAGGACGACATCGCGATCCTCAAGCAGCTCTACGAATCCATCGAGGACATCGACTACCGCGGCTACGCCGGGCTCGACGACAAGACCCTGGAACTGCTGGACAAGGTCGACCTGGAGAGCCTGTCCGAGGCCAACCTCGATTTCCACACCGTGCAGTTGACGTTCCTGCCGCCGGAGGCCGACGCCGCCCGCGACGCCCTGGAATCGCTGAGCAAGGCCGTCGACGAGACCTGGCTGGCCGCCTACCGGGACTACAACCCGATGCTCGACGCACTCGCCGCAGCGCACAGCTCGCACAACATCGGCAACGTCGCCACCGCGCTCGGCGTGCTGATCGCGCTGACGGAGAACCACCTGACCGACCTGCAAGAGGGCTACCTATCCCCAGAATCGGCGGAGCCGCTGCATCAAGGCCACGTCGGGTTGGAGGTGGTCTTCGGCTCTCGGACCGTCCCAGCGACCACAGCAGCGGCCATGACGAAGGCCCTCAAGACCGCCACCGACTCCGGAGAGATCGAGGCCGGCAAGCCATGGCAGCTGCTCGACAAGATGATCGCGGACTGGATGAACGTCCGCTGACGCTCAACACACGTCGATCCCCTCGCCAACGTGAGCGAGGGGATCGACGTGTGTTGACCAGCGGAAACGCTGGGGCACTTATAGATTTGCGACCTCAGATGAGGGGTCTCGGCTGATGTAGCGAGAGGACTCGGCGTCCGCTGCCCACTGTCGGATCACCGCGGCCGCCGCGACGCTGGCGGCCTGAGCATCAGCCTCACGTTCCTTGCGCCACTCGCGGAGCTCCCAGCCGCCACGTCCGGGATCGAGATGGGTGACCTCGGCGTCGACCCGCACGCCATCCACGAACACCGCCTCGAACGTGCCCTCGTCCTCCGTGGTGTAGAGCACCACCTCGCACCGCATCACGCCCTCCCCTCGGCCTCGACCGCGTCCCGGATCCTGTGCATCAGCTCCTCACCGGTGGGCAGCGACGTTCTCGCCGCGTGCAGCCGTGCCTGCTCACAGGCCGTCGGGTCATCGCACACGCACTCCTCGGTCAGCGGCGCCTCGACCCCCTTGTAGTCGCTGAACTGCGAGAACAGCGCCCCGCCGTCGACCGCGGCGCGGTCCACGATCCAGTCGTCAGCGTCGAAGTCGTACTTGAGGTACACCACCACGGCGTCTTCCACGAGGTGGTGACCTCCGTTCTCCTCCGGTGTCATGCCGGTCCCTCCTTCAGCTGGGGTGAGGTGTCAGAACAGGCCGAACTGATCGGCCGCGCGCTCCTGCGCTTTCGTCTCCGGCCGCGGCATGGCGCCGAACTCCGGCACGTCTTCGCCGGTCAGGTCGCGCCACACCGCGGCGAACACGTGCCGGTGGCAATACTCGGGCTGCTTCTTCGGGTTGTCCCAGCGCTCGAAGCACAGCAGCACCACCGGCAGGTCGGCCGCGTCAGCACGCAACGCCTGCTCCTGAGCGCGGATCTCGGCGGCCTGCTCGCGCAGCCGCTCCACGCCCTTCGTTTCGATCATCGTGCGGTACAGGTCGACGAACTCGCGCTTGTCGACTCCGCGGAGCCACTGTCGCTTCGGGTAGGTGTCGGGCATGGCGTGGACCAGCGGGTATTTCAGCGTGAACTTCGGGAATCCGAGGCTGGAGCGCACGGGGATGCCCATCTCGCGCCGGAATTCGTAGTACGAGCAGGTCGCGAACGTCGTCATTCGGGGTGATCCTCACTGATCAGGGTGGTCGGGGGCGGCCTTGTGGCGGGGGATGCGGCCGGTGTTGGTGACGCGGAGGTCTCGCCTGCATGTGGGGCAGGTGCCGAACACCGCTCCGTGCAGATGCGAGAACTTGTAGCCGAGGCCGGCGGCCGACACCCGGCGCGTGCTGCTCGGCTCGGCTGTTGTTCCTGAGCAGGGCGTGTACCTCACGACCGCGCTCCCGTTCGATACTCGGAGGCGTTGTATGCCTGCTCGGCGACGGCGTCGGCCAACAGCGTCAGGAGCTGGTGCCCCCTCGGGTAGTCCGTCTCCGCGGCTCGGTCGAGCTGGGTGGCGCAATCGAACTCGCTGCACGCGCAGGCGGTTCCGGATACCTCCGTGCCGGTGAGCGGATAGCCGTCGAGGTTGAGCGGCGAGACGTACCAGCCGCGTTCGTCGCACCATTTCAGGTGCACGGTCACGGAGCCTTCGATCTTGTGGTCCATGGGCGTCTCCAATCTGAGCGTGGATTCAGGGGTGCCAGGCGGGCACGCGCGGCTGACGGGCAAACACGCCGCGGAAGTCGCCGCGCGCCATGAGCAGCGCTTTCACCGCGGAATCGCGGGACGGGAAGTACGGCGTCCACGCGTTGTGGCCGAGTCCGAGGGCGACCCAGTCGCCGCGGAACCCGTTCACGCGGCCGATCGACCAGCGGGCGCCGGTAGTCGGATCGTGCCGCTCGATCACGTACGAGGACAGCTCACCCGCTGCACGCGGGTCCTCGCGGTAGTGCGTGTGCACGTCGGAGAAGTGGCAGCTCATGGTTGGCGCTCCTTCCTGGTCCTCTCGGTGTGCTGGGGCTGATCAGGCGGCGAGCTTGCGGGCAACGGCGAAGAGGTCGGCGACGAGGTGGCTCCGGAAGTGGCCGCGGAAGGTCTCGGCATTGCCGATGGCCTTGGTGACCGTGGCGCGGGCCTTGCCGGCGGTCATGTCGAACGTGGCCGTGCCGTCGGCGATGGCCACCGAGTCCGTCGTGCGGAGCGTGGCCTTGAGGGCTGCGGCTTCCTGGGCGGTGATCTCGATGACCTGCATGACTTCCTCCTGCTACTGTGTATCTTTCGTTGTTATATAATTATCTTAACCTGTTTTGAGCTCTGGCGGTAGGGAATGTGATCTGCGGGATATGGTGTTTTCCCTGGTCAGGCGGCCGGAAGAATGACCAGGCCCTGCTCGGACCCGGCGGCCACCTTGAGCACGTGCAGCAGCTCGGTCCGGGTGGCCTCGTCCGACAGGCGAATGGCGCCAACGACGTCGCGCACCTCCGCCGCCTCCTCCGGTGCCAGCTCGTCGGCGTTGATCAGGTCCAGCTCGCACGTCTCGTCGACGACGAGCCAGTTGGCGTAGGTGATGGTCAGGGACGTGCTGCCGGTGTCGCCGTAGGCGATCAGCATGAAGTCGTGCATGGCGGTCTCCTTGTGTCGTGTCGTCGGTGGTGACGGGGAGGAGGGCGCGCGGTCCGGCGCGCCCTCCTCGGTGGTCACTTCTGGTTGTAGATGCCAGCGAAGCTGCGGAGCGTCCGCGCAAGCCCGTCGAGCCGGGTGCGTTCCTGCATGTAGCGCTGGTGCAGGTCGGACGGCTGACTCGGGGTGATCTCGATGTCAGCGTCGGCTACCAGCTGGAACTCCTTGCTGATCCGGCGGGCGATGGCCTGCACCTCGAGGCGGGCATCGGCGTAGTCCTCGGCGTACTTGACGACCATGCGCTGCATCGGGTCGTTGAGGTCGAATCCGTCGCGGTCGGTGCCGAAGATGTCGGTCAGGGTCTTGCTGGCCAGCTCGATGACGTCCATGTCGGTCTCCGATTCATCCGGGTTGTTTCTTTGTTATATAATTATCTTAACCTGTTTTGAGCTCTTGTGGTGCGTTTTGTGATCTGCGAGATATGATTATGGACTGCTGTTTTCGCAGGTCAGGAGTGGTTGGCGGTGGCGGTTTTGATCATCTCGGCCAGCTCGCGGCCGGACGGAATGTGTCCCCAGACGGCGCGGGAAGACACGGCGTCGCACTCGTCCTGCTCGTCGCACTCGCACTTGTCTGTCGAGCAGTGCTCCGGCGGTTCGGGGACGTCCAGCTCCGACCCGTCGAGCGCAGCGGGCGCGAGTCGCCACTTTCCAGCGGTGTCGTCCCAGGTCATCGGCACGAGCACGTCTGTGGTGATGATGTGCTGCAACGGTCACTCCTCCTGGTTGGCGTGTGAGACGAGCTGGTCGGCAAGGTGTGCCGGGTCGTCGTCGATCGGGAAGGCGTCGGCGGTGGTGCACAGCTCGGCGGCCAGGTCCGCCACCCGAGGCCCGTAGCGGCCGCGCCGGGCGGCCTCGAGGAACTCGGCATCGGCGTCGACGCTGGTGCGGGAGCGGCTGTGCCAGAACTCGCGGGCACTGGTCAGGGTGGGCGCGTTCATGACCCGACCTCCTGGGTCTGCGCGCTGTCGAACACCGTCTGCATCGTGAACCGCGGCGTCGACTGTCCGTCGTCGCCGTCGGACTCGGCTGGTCCTGACGGCGCCCCACGGGCGGCAGTCGGCACACCGGCCGCCGCTGGGCCTTCGTTGGCCGGCTGGCCGGACGACTGCTTGTCGGCCCAGTCGCCCATCGGCGCGACGATCCGCAGGGCCTGCGAGCCCTTCACGATCGCCCTGCCTTCGCGGCGCCAGGCGGCGAACGTGCGGAGGTCGCCGGTCAGTGTGATGCCCTGGCTCGCCGCCTGGATCAGCACCAGAGCCTGATTCCGCGGGCTGTAGGTGCGCAGCTTGGCGTCCGCCGGGATGCGGTGCACTACCTGCTCCAGCTCGGTCGAGAACTCCTCGTCCTCAAGTGCGAGATCCGCGGCCTGCCGGAGCTTCCGGTCGGCCGCCATGCGGGCCTTCTTCGCTGCGATCTTCTCTTCGCGGCTCATCTGCTTCCACGACGGCTTCGCCGGCTCGACGACGTCCTCGCCCGGCTTGGTCGCCACGAGCACGCAGGTGCGCACGTTCGTGCCCTCGAACGCTCCTGGTTCCAGCGGGTATGCCTGCACGTCCCACTTGTCCATCCGCTCCCGGATGTAGCGGTGCTTCTTGTCGGTGCGGAACATGAACCCGGCCGGGACGATGGCCACGAGCACGCCGCCGACGTTCATCAGGTCCATCGCCGCGTCGACGTGGTCGATCCACACCGTCGGCTTGTGCGGCAGTGCGAACGGCGGGTTCATCACGCACCCGTCGAACCGCATGTTCGGGTCGTCGACCATCCGGCCCCACGCGGCCTCGAAGTCGCACGGCATGATCCTCACCTCGTCGTGGTTGGGGATCTCCTGCCGGTGGTGCCCGTTCGGCTCCACCGCCGTGATTCGTGCCTGCGGGTGCCAGCGGATCATCGCCTCGATGAGGTTCCCGGTTCCGGCGGACGGTTCGAGCAGGCGCACCGGGCCGTCGATGTGGTCGAGGTCCAGGTGCGAGAGCACGATCTCCTCGGCCAGCGGCATCGGCGTGGCGACGAACCCGCCGTTCTCCTTGATCGACGTCATCAGCGCACCCCCTCGGCGGCCGCGGCGTCCTGCCGCACGTGCTGGGCCAGGACGGTGCCGCCGTCCAGCGGGATATACGCCATGCAGGACGGGCACATGCCGTACTCGACGCTGCCTCGCGGCGATATCGCGAACGAGCTCTCGGGCGACTCGCCCGACCCCTCACACAGCTCCTGGCCGCCAGGCTGGGGCTGTTCGGCCACGACGTCCTGCTGCGCCCGCTGCTGCGACGCCGCCCGCGCGGCCTTCCCCGCTTCCACGATCTCGCCGAGCGTGGCCTCGTCGGCGCCAGCGGCCTTGGCGTGCCGATGCAGCATCAACAGCCCGTCGACGTTGCCGCGCATCGCCTCGAGGTCCGACGTCCAGTCGATGTTGACCGCAGGCGCGGCCGGGGACCGTTCGTAGGTGGTCTCGTCCGGGTCGGGCTCCTCGGTCGGCAACGTGAGCGCCTGGAGCAGGCAGATGCGGAACGCGACGCTCATCGCCTTGGCCACGGCCTTGTCGCCGGTGTCCATCGCCGATCCCGGCACCACGGCCGACGTCTCGTCGCCGGCTGGGCCGGTGAAGGTGTACCGCACCTGCACCGTGACGAACTGGCTCAGTGTGCGGTTCTTGCCGACCTCGACCTGCTCGGACTCGTAGTGCAGCAGTTCCGGCCGCACCATCACACCGTGCCGACGCAGCGCCGGTCCGACCGCGTTGACCACGCCATCGATGCCGCGGAAGTTGTATCCGGACTGTCCGTTGAACCCGTCCTTGCCGACGGCGCGGACGTCCTGCATCACGGCCATGAGCGCGGCGTGGACGTTGTTGTCGCTGGTTGTCGGTGGCGTGTCGTACGCTATGGACACGTCGGACTCCTGTTCTGTCGGGTGGCGGCGCCTGTTCAACTGCCAGGTCGTGCGGGCGCCGCTTCTTCTTGGTGTCTTATTTGGTTATTGCAATCATCTTAACATGATTACTTGACGAAAAGTGGCCTCTGACCTGCGGAAATGTGTGTTACCCGTTACTGATCCCACAGTGCGGCATCGCGAGTCGACCCCAACGCTCACAGCGACGTAATCTGGTTCTCGCGCGCACTTCCCCTGATGGGCATCTGGGCTGTGAGCGTCACGCCCGCCCCGTGAGCAATCCCGGGGCGGGCTTTTTCATGCCCTCGATCCGCGTACGCTGGCGACTGCCGGGACTGGCGAAATCGTGGCCGCCGGGAACCATCCACCCTGACCTGGAGGCTCCCGGATGAAGACGCTGACGTTCGAGACCCCACGCTCCAAACGCACGCCGATGCCCGTACAGGTCGACCTGTGCGGCGAACACATCACCGTGCAGCGGCCGAAGGACTCGGTGCTGTTTTTCGCTCAACAGGTCGCTGGCCAGTCCGTGGGTGAGGCCGACCAGGCGATGGCCGTGCTCGACTTCGTCGAAGGCACCCTCGAACCGCAGGACCGGCAACGGTTCTTCGAGCGCATCTGCGAGTTCAACGACCCGGTGAACCTGGACGCGTGCCTGACGATGCTCACCGGCCTGGTCCAGCGGTGGTCGAACTGGCCCGACGACGACCCGCACTACGAACCCGATCCTGTCGTGGTCACTTCGGACTACACACCACCGACCGACCGGGAAATCCCGGTCGAGCTGCCCGACCTCGACATCCAGCTCACGGCCTACCCGCCGAAAGACATCGTCCTGCTGTTCACCTCCGCCTCCCTGGCCACCGGCGCGAACACCGGCCAGCAGGCATGGCTCGTCGCGCTGTTCCTCGACGCCGCGCTGACCGAGCAGGACGCCTGGATGATCAACCGCAGGCTCCGAAGCCGCGACGACGACCTGGAACTGATCCACGTCGCCGAGATGGTCAAGCACCTCATCGAAGCGTGGAAGCCTGGTCTGAACCGCCAGGAGCGCCGCGCCCGTGCGCGCAGCTGACCGACGGCTGGGTCCACCTGCGCAGCTGCCGATCACGTTCGCCGTCGACGACGACACCTACACCCTGCCGGAGCTGGACACGCGCACGATCCTCGACGCACTCGTCCTCGACCCGCCGGGGTGCTGGTGGCACCTCATTCCCACTCAGCTCGACGGCGACGGCCCCGAGCGGCTGTGGCTGCGCCTGCGTGACCCGGACGACCCGTTCGACCTCGACGACCTGGAGAACGTCGCCGAGACCGTGCTGGGCGATCTGTGCGGCATGGACCTGTACGCCGCCACACGCCTCGCCGGGTCGGTGTACGGCAACTGGATGATCTTCGACGGCTGGTCCTACACCCGCGGCGTTGACCCGCTCGCCCAGCCGATCGGCCGACTGCTGTCGGCGGCGTACTACTGGCGACGTTCCCTGTGCACCAAGGACACGGAACTGGGCAGGCTGGATCACGAAATCTGGGGTCCGCCACCGCCGCGAACCATGTCCGGCAAACCCCGCGATCCCGCGCCGGCGTCGTGGTCGGACGAGGTCGAAGCGAACTCGTTCATGCAGGCCATGGCGCAAATCGGGCGCGGCTGACCTGCACCCCAGACCCACACCGTTATCCTGACTGCAAGCTCAGCGCGTTGCCTGGCGAAATCGTGGCCGGACGCCCCACTCGTACGTAGGGGTTGGTCCGATGCCGTCCGGAGGCGCCGTCGCGCAGGCCGTCGTCGAGCTGACCGTTGACGGATCCAACGTCTCCAGCGAAGTCCGCTCCGCCATGTCTCAGGCGGGCAACGCGGCCCAGTCCGCCGCGGCCGAGACCGGGCAACAGGCCGGTCGCTCACTGTCGCAAGGCATGTCCGACTCGCTGCAATCCGCCGGCGGCCGGATGCAGGCAGTGGGCCAGACCCTGACGAAGTCGGTGACGCTGCCGCTGGCCGGCGTCGGCGCCACCGCACTCAAGATGTCCGGCGACTTCCAGGCGTCGATGAACAAGGTGAGCGCGATCTCCGGCGCCACCGGCGGCGAGCTGGCCAAGATGGAAGACCTCGCCAAGCAGATGGGGTCGACCACGCAGTTCTCGGCGAGCGAAGCCGCCGACGCCATGACGTATCTGAGCATGGCCGGTTTCGACACCTCCGAGACCATGAAGGCCCTGCCGGACACGATGAACCTCGCAGCGGCCGGTGGGCTGAACCTCGCGGACGCGGCCGACATCGCCTCGAACGTCCTGTCCGGCTACGGGATGCAAGCCGCTGACCTGGGCAAGGTCAACGACGCGCTGGCCAAGACGTTCACCAGCACGAACACCGACATGCGGATGCTGGGCGAGTCGTTCAAGATGGTCGCCCCCGTCGCCTCGAGCGCTGGCCTGGAGTTCAACGAGGTCTCCTCGGCGATCGGTCTCCTCGGTAACGCCGGTATCCAGGGCTCGGAGGCCGGCACCGCGCTGCGCAGCTCGATCGCGATGCTGCTCAACCCCAGCGCGCAGGCGCAGAAGACTCTCAAGAAGCTCGGCGTGTCCGCCGTCGACTCGAGCGGCAACCTCAAGAGCCTGACCAGCATCGTCGGCCAGCTCGAAAAGTCCGGCGCCTCCACCGCCGACATGATGACGATCTTCGGCCAGGAAGCCGGCCCAGCCATGTCCGCCCTGGTCGGACAGGGTTCGAGCGCGTTGAAGGACCTGACGAAGGAGCTCAACAACTCCGGCGGAACCGCGGAGAAGATCGCGGGCAAGCAGATGGAGGGCTTCAACGGGTCCATGAAGCAGCTCAAGTCTGCGTTCGAGGGCCTGATGATCTCGATCGGGCAGTCCGGGCTGCTCGACTTCATGACGTCGATGGTGTCCGGCCTGACCGGCCTGATCTCGAAGCTCAACGAGGCGTCGCCGACGACGATGAAGGTCGTCACCGCGATCGGCGCGCTCGTCGCCGCGATCGGCCCGGTCACGTGGGCGCTCGGCACGATGACATCCGGCGTCGGCCGGGCGATCGGCATGTTCGCCAAACTCGGCAAGGGCGTCCTGGCCATGGGTAAGGCGATCCGGGTCGCCGGGGTGGCGTTCAAGGCGTTCGGCGCGATCCTGCGCGCCAACCCCATCGGCCTGGTCATCACCGCGATCGGCCTGCTCGTCACCGCGTTCATCACCTTGTGGAACCGGTCCGCCGCGTTCCGAGAGTTCTGGATCGGCCTGTGGAACGGCATCAAGGGCGCCGTCTCGGCGGTCGTGACGTGGTTTCAGACCACCGTGCTGCCCATCTTCACCGCCGTCGCGAACTGGATCACCGCGCGGTGGAACCAGCTCGCCGCCTGGTGGTCGAACCTTTGGAACAGCCGGATCGGCGGCGTGATCCGCAGGGTCCTTGCCGTGATCGGCGCCGCTATCCGCGCCTCGTTCAACTCGGCGATGTCGGTGATCCGCGGCGCGATGACCGCCATCAAGGGTGTCATCTCCGGCGCATGGAACGCGATCAAGAGCGTCGTGAAGGGCGCCCTGACCGTGATCCGCGGCATCATCTCGACCGTCCTCGGCGTGATCACCGGCAACTGGACCGCCGCGTGGAACGGCATCAAGACCGTCGCGTCGGGCATCTGGAACGCGATCAAGGGCGTGGTGACGGGCGCGCTTAGCGCGATCCGCGGCGTCATCTCCGGGGCGCTCAGCACCATCAAGGGCGTCTGGACCTCTGCCTGGAACGGGTTGAAGTCGGTCGTGACGACCGCGTGGAACGGCATCAAGGGCGGCGTGCAGCGCGGCATTTCCGCGGTTCTCGGGTTCATCCGCGGCCTGCCCGGCAAGATCATGGGCTTCTTCTCGGGCGCCGGCACGTGGCTGCTCCAGGCGGGGAAGAACATCATCAGCGGGCTGATCGACGGCATCAAGTCGATGATCGGCAGCATCGGCGACGCGATCGGCAACGTCGCCGGGAAGATCCGCGACTTCCTGCCGTTCTCCCCTGCCAAGGAGGGGCCGCTCTCTGGTGGTGGGGCGCCGGAGAACTCGGGCGCGGCAATCTCCCGCAACATCGCCAAGGGCATGTCCCGCGGGGTGCCGCAGGTTCGGCGCGCCGTCCGCAAGGTTGCCGGGGCGGTGTCGGCGGACGTTCCCGCGGTGCCGTCGCCGGCCCTGCTCGCCGCCGGCCAGGTCGGCGGCCGCCGCACCCCGGAAATGGCGCACGCCGAACGCACTGTGCACGCGCTGACCAGGAACAGCCAGATCACCAGATCGATGCAACGCCAGGTCACCGTGAACGCTCCGATCACGATGCAGAGCGCCGCTCAGGACCCGGAGATCGCCGCTGCCCGTATCCACCACCGCGTCACCGCGCTCGCGCAGGCATAGGGAGGTATGACCGTGGCCTGGGAAGGTTTCGCCTGTTACTCCGGGATGGAGATCGTCAACTCCGCCCGTGCCGCAGCCTATGCGCGCGCCTACGGGATCAACGTCAACTGCACCGGCGGGCCGTGGATGGCCGAATCGCTCGGCCACGCGCCCTACAGCTCCCCCGACCAGGACGACGCTCCCTGGTACGACGCCTTCAACCCCGACTCGAAGCAGTTCCTCGGCGTCGTCGGTTCCGCGATCGACGGGGCCGGCGGCACCGGTTCGTCGTCGTGGACGGACCTGCTCAGCGACGGCGCCCGGCCGGGGCCGATCCGCCGCGGCGCCCGCGAAGTCGGCTTCACCGCCACCCTGGTGGCCGCCGACCGCGCCGCACTGGCGTACGGGCTCGGGTGGCTCGCGTCCGCCCTGCGCGGCGACCTGTGCAACGACGCCGGCGAGGCCGACCAGCTCGTTGTCTACGCCGCGCCCCCGGTGCCGCCGGCTGCGACCCCGTCGGAGCCGTGCACGACAGCGCTGTACTCCCGCGCGGCGCCCGTCGACTTCGACGCGGCAGCGCGGGGCGACGAGCTGGAGCGCACCCTGTTCCGCTGCCGCCTCCTCGAAGGCCCCGAGATCGCCTCGATGACCCGCATTCAGGGCGGGGTGACGGCGGAGGTCACCTGGACCATCAAGGCTGGCGTGCCGTACTGGTACCACCGGCCGACCGTGCTGTGGGCGCTGTCGAACACCGACCTCGACGACCACTGGACCGCCGTCGCGTTGAACTGGGACTCCCAGCAGATCTACGCCGACTGCGAGCGCGTCGAGCAGGACAACTCGTGTCTGACCCCGCCGCCGGACGCGAACTACGACTGCCCGCCGCTGGACACGCCGATCGTGCCGCGGCCGCCGAAGGACCCCTGCTACAAGGGCGATTTCTACCCCAACGCGTGGCGCACGCTGTACCGCATCCCCGCGGGCAGGACGGACTCGTGGCTGGAGAAGGCGCCGGTCTTCGAGATCGCCAACGGCGACCGTCAGATGCGGTCGCTGATGCTGCGCTGGCACTCGAACCCGGCCGAACTACCACCCCACCCCGACAACTTGAACCCGTGCGGCGTGTGCGCCGAACTGTGGATTGCCTACCTGCCGCCGTACGCGACGCTCTACGTGGACTCGCGCCGCCAGGTCGCCACCGTCGACTGCGCCGGAAGCCGCACCGCTGAGCCGATCCTGTTCGGCCAAAACGGCGGGGTCTACACCTGGCCGACGCTCGAATGCTCCACCGGCATGTACCTCGAAATGGTCATCGACGGCCGCTACGGCGTCTCCCAAGGGCTCGACCTGACCATCTCGCTCGCCGAACGACAGGACGCGTGCTGATGGTTCTCGGAATCGCAGACAGCTACCAGGCCGTCATTCACATGCAGGGCGGCGACCGCGTGTTCACCCACGTCAACGGCGCGACGAACATCTCCTGGGGTCGCAAGCTCGACGACTACTCCGAAGCGTCGATCACGGTGGCCAAGTCCGAGGCGTCCAGCGACGTGTGCTCCCGCCTGGGCCACGTGCACACGTGGGGCCACGAACTCAGCATCTACCGCAACGACCAGTTCGTCTGGCAAGGCCCGATCGTTAACAAGGAGGAGACCCGCAGCGGCTTCACGTTCGAGGCGCGCGACATGCTCGGCTGGTTCGATCGGCGGGTCACGCTCGAGCCGTACAACTGGACCGAACGCACGCGGGAAAACCCCGGAGCATGGGGGCCGGCCGACAGCGCGGTCATCGTCGGCGACGTCATCGCCGGCGCGCTCGGCGTGCGAGGCACGGACATCAACGACGACCGGCTCGACCCGAACCTCCTGCCGTACCTGATCATCCCCGGCGAGTCAGGCGTACGGACGACGTTCCAGGCGTTGCAGATCGGGCAGAAGAACCTCGGCGAGGCCGTGCGCAGCATCATCGACGCAGGTCTGGCCATGTTCACCATCGGCCGCTACTGCTGCTTCTACCCCACGGCCACGACGCGCACGTGGAAACCGCTGCGGCTGACCGAAGACGACTTCCTCGCCGACCTCGTGGTGCGCGAGGCCGGCCTGGACGCGGCCACGCTCGGCGTCGTCGTCGGCTCCCAGCCGCAGAACGAGGTTCAGGACAACGGCACACAGCCCCCGGCGAGCCAGCCCACCCCGGTGGGTGTGTGGCCGTACTGGGTGCCCGGTCAGGGGTGGACGCCGGTCGACCCGGTCGACCCGTTCTACGGGGCGATCTTCCGCTCCTCGTCGTCGCAGACGGCCACGACCAACGAGGCCGCCCGGTCGTTGGCCCGGCTCATGGCGTCGTACGGCAACCCGCCGCCGGTCGACATCATCGTGCCGAACAACGCGCAGCTGTCCCCCGACGCGAACGTGACCATCGACGAGCTGGTGCCCGGCTATCCGGTCACCGTCGCGCTCCGTTCGTACTGCACCCCCGTCACCCAGCGGTTCGTCATCAACGAGGTCGAGGTCACCGCTGACGTGTCCAGCGACCGCATGAACGAGTCCGTGCAGGTCTCCCTCGCCAACGAGGGCTCTCCGTTGTCCGACACCGAATAGGAGCGTGCGCATGAAGTTCCGAGGACCATCCGCCAGCCTGCGACCTGCGCGTGAGCAGGCCCGCGCTGCTGCGCGGACGACGGCGTATCTGCACCAGGCACTCACCACGACCGGCGGCAGCAACGTGTCGATCCCCGGCTGGCGCCTCGCTACCGACAACTCCGGGCGGCTCGTGGCGATCAACGACAGCACGGGTTCCACGACGGTTGTCGCGGCGTAGGAGGCGAGGAGATGAGCACACGGTTTTCCCGAGCAGTGCCCCGCACGGACGTCACCGCCGATCCGAGCCTCCTCGAGGAGGTCCGCGCGGACGTGCGGGCGCACCTGTCCGTCATCACCACCGAGGACGACGACGAAGAGACCAACGCGGCCGAGGTTGACACGTGGGTCGAGGAGCGCGGCGACGAGCTGCTTGTCCACGGCTCGATCGACCGCGACCCGGTGGCGGTGTACCTGCGCACCGACTTCGACCCGGAGCAGGAAGCCGCCGGCAACCCGCTGTCGGTGCCCAGCGACCACGGCGAGCACAGCATCGCCGCCACACCTGAGGAGGCAGAACGGTGAGCGTGGCACGGGTTCGCGAGATCGCGAACCGCATGAAGGCACGCGGGTTCCGCGTCGTGTTTGAACCGGGCTGGGAGCGGCGCGGCAACGGCATGTCGCCGGCCTACACCGGGGACATCGTGCACCACACGGCCACGGGGTTCGCGAACTCGAACCTGTCGATCCTCATCCACGGCCGGTCGGACCTGCCGGGACCGTTGTGCAACTTCACGACCTGGGCGGACGGCACGCTCGGCGTGATCGCCGCGTTCCCGGCCAACCACGCCGGCGCATCCGGCGGCAGGAACACCCGGCCGCTGCCGGTCACGCGCTCGTTCAACAAGTACGTGCTGGGCAACGAGATCGCCTACCCCGGCACCGAGCCCATGACCGACGCCCAGTACCACACCGCGACGACACTCAGCGCCGTCATCAACGAGGTCCTGGGCCACAAGGACGACGCCCACACCAAGGCCCACGCCGAAACCTCGGTAACGGGCAAGTGGGACCCCGGCCGCGGCAACGGCGTCACCTACGACATGAACGCCTTCCGCTCCATCGTGCGCAAGGCGATGCACGGCAACGGCCGCACACCCTTCGGCGGTTCTGCCGCCCCGAAACGCTCATCCCTGGCGCTCTTGGAGGACGCTGCTATGGAACTCAAGCCCACCCCGCACGGCACCATCTCGCTCGGCGTGCCCGAACGCGGCCTCTCGCTGCAAATCCAGGTCGCGGGAGCCGCCGGAACACCGCCGCCCAAGCTCACGATCCACCGGATCGCCTTCATGACCGGCGACGGCAAGAAGCGGCCGCTCAAGATGACCGGCCCCAAGACCGTCCCCGCGGGAGACCCGTGGCAGGGCGATTGGCTGAACGCGCAGCCCGGTGAGACGTCGGTGCTGATCGAGTACTCGTTCGCCGGCCGCGGCGCGAAGAACCACACCGCCACCGCCTCGTTCCGCCGCGACTACTGACAGGAGCGCTCGCATGACCAACTACTTCAAGGATCTCGGCGAGCGCGTCGTGTCGTCGTTCACGCAGGGCGCGCTGAGCGTGCTCGGTCTGGACGCCATGAACGTGCTGACCGTGGACTGGACCGCTGCGCTGGGCGTGGGCGGAGGGGCTGCCGTGCTAGCCCTGCTCAAGGCACTCGCCGGGCGTGGCGTCGGACAGAACGACAACGCGGCTGTGACGCCGTCTGTGGCCAGGAAGGAGTGAACCAGTGGCCGGCAGGTGCGGATGCGGAGGCGTGACCACCGCGAACATTCAGGGCCGATACGGCGTCACCACCAGCGGATCGGGTAGCGCGAATGACCCGGCTGTGGTGCGTTTCGACCCACGTCAGGACGACATCCTCGGCAACGGCCTGGCGTGGAACGAAACGCAGCACGAGCTGCGCACCAGGATCTCCGCCGACGCCGGCAACGCAATCCAGTGGGGATCGGACGGTGGGGTCTGGGCTCCCGAAGGCGGTGGCGACGGGAACCCGGCCCCCACCCCGACCTACGGGGCGTCCGTGGCCTCACTACCCGAGACGAACGTCGTCGGCGGCATCAACGGATTCGGCTACATGATCGCCGCCGACACCATCGTCTCCTCGTACCGCGAGGCGGTGACCTACGGGCTGGACATGACGTATGTGCCGGTCAAAAGCCTGCGAGACGGGCGGGTCGTGGTGTGTCCGGACGACACGCTCGACCGGCTCACGCAGGGCGTGGCCAAACCGAGGTTCCGCACCCTGTCCGGCGTGACGCCAGCTCAGCTGACGACGCGGGACTGGCAGCACATGCTCGTGATGCCCAGCGAGTACCAGCAGAACACCGATGGTCTGAACACGTGGAACGGCCTGAACGCCTCCCCCGGCGTTGACCCGGCCGTCGGCTACTTCGGCTGGTCCACCACCCCGCAGGACGGCGGCACGTTCCTCTCCGACGTCGCCGCCGCCGTCGGCAACCGCATCGTCATGGTGCTGCACACCGAGAACGGCGCCGACTACGAGGACATGGTGCGAGTGATCAACCGGTTCAACCTCGCCCAGTCGGTCATCGTCGTGTCCAGCCAGCTCGAACTGGTCGAGCCGTTCAGCAACCTGACCGGCATCACGCTCGGCGGCTACTCCGACCCGGACATGGCTCAGCAGCCCACCGCCGCCGACGTCGCGGCCGCCGGCGGCACGTGGAGCCTGGTGCGGAAAACCCAGCCGGACACCGTGTTCGACGAACACACCGCCGCCGGACTGCACACCATGATGATGGGATCCAAGTACCACTCGGACCACGAGCGCGTCACCACGCTCGGCCTACGCGGCGGACTGTCCGGCGACCCGATCTACTACAACGGCCCCACCACCGGCTACGACTACAAACCCGACCCGACCAGCGGCGGAGCGATCTCCTGGAAACTCGACTCGCCGATCATGAACCCAGGGCAGCTGACCGCCGTGGACACCTACGAGGCGATCGGACCGCGCTACCGGGGCTACGGCAAAAACGACGACGGCGAGTACCTGCAACTCGGGCTGTACGCCACGTGGCGCGAATTCCAGGGCGATGCGACCACCGACTCGTGGTACATCCTGCCCGGCCAGGTGTGCCCGATCGCAGGGAACGGTCCGGACGACTCCTACTCGGTCGTCTGGACGTTCAGCTTCGACGGCACCAACATCTCGCCAAACGCCCGCATGTCGTTCGCGTTCGGCGTGCCGCACGACGGCGACTTCCGCGACGGGGACAACCTCAACGACGAGTCCATCGGATACGTCTACCAGGAGGAGTTCAACGGCTTCGGCACGCTGTACCGCATCCGCTCAGCCACCGAACTCACCGTCGTCGGCACGCACCAGTTCCCCGCGCACACCGTCGGCGAACGCATCAGCCGCGGCGTCCGCATGAGCGCCGCCAAAGCCTCCATCGTCGGCAGCGACAGCACCGAGGTCATCGTCGACCCGAACCCGGAGCTCCGCGGCGGCTACATCTACATCGGCAAGCGCGACATCCGCGTCAGCGATTCCAACGACGGCCGCTTCCGGCTGCACATCCACCAGCTCGACACCTACTCCCCCGCCATCTGACCTGCGAGGAGAACGGAATCCATGCCTCGCATGAGCGAGAACACGAAGCAGCGCAGCGGCCTGGGGCTGCTCGGGACGTGTTTCGCCGCGGTCACCACCGCGCTGATCCTGCTCGGCGTGGGGGTGATCGGCCCCGGCAGCGCGGTCGTCCTGTCCATCATCGTCATCCTGGTGACCAGCGGCATCGCCGCTCTGCTGAACACGATGAAACCGTCCCGCCAGGACGGGAGAAACTCCGCACGGCAGCGCACGGGCGTACTCATCGTGGCCGGGCTGTTCGCCATCTCCATTGGCGCCATGGTGGTGCTGGTGACGGTGACCGAACCCATCGAGCTGGTGAAGACCGCGCTCGGCGGGGTGATCGTGCTCGCCGGTACCGGGGTCACGGCGGTGCTGACGATGCTGCGTTCCGACGCGGCGCACGAAGCCGCTCGACGTGCCGAACAAGCCACTACCACCGCTGACCGTGAGGACGAGACCACCAACCGGGAGGAGTGAACTCGGGTGGTGTTCGTGGTTGGGGTCGGCAGGCCATGCGACGATCACGGCTACCGGGGGCGCGGTCCCTCCGTAATGATCACATGTTGAACCGCGCCCCCGGCCAGCTATGACACCTACGTCGCCGACCGGCAAGGACGTTCCATGCGCAATCCGCTGCGGATGTTCCGCCGCCGAACCGCCGATCCCTCATCTCGTACCCGGTCACCAAGTGAGATCTTCACCGCGGGCGGTGGGAATCTCGCCACCGCGAACCCCGTCACCCGAGATCTCCTCCTCGATGCCGATGACGCCCACCGCAGACGAGAGCGCGATAGAGATACGGACGACGCGACCGACGCCGAGCTGGTCGAGCCGCCGCAGGACACGCTGCACGGCTACGAGATCACTACCGCGGACGCCGTGGCCATGCGCATCCTGGCCAACAGCGAGTTCGACCCCGACAGCGTCGTGACGTTGCCGAGTGGACGCGCGGTCACCGGCCGCGAGATGCAACGCTGGATCGACAGCCAGTAGCGACGCCCGAACTCGCCGGGCGACGTGCGACGATGCCGCCATGAACGAGGACACCACGCCCGTGACGATCCATCCGGACGCCGCCCTGCTGGCCGCCGTCGACCAGTGGGCCGACCAGCACGAACTGACCCGCGACGAGGCGCTGCTCCACCTGATCCAGCGGGGCCTCGACAACCCCACGTTCCACACCACCGTTTCCGGCTCGGTCGGGTCGGTGACCCACGTCGGCGATGTACAGGGAGATCTGCACCTATGACCACTCGCAACGAGCCCGGTGCGGATCTGCTGTCCGTGCTGCGCAGCGCGCTCGACAAGCAGATCGGCTGGATCAACGGCCGCCCACCGGCCTGGATTCCGGCCTATTCCAGGGATCGATGGTGGCGGGTGACGGTGGCCTCACCGGTCGCCGACCTCGAGGACAGCCAGAGCTCGCGCGATCCGCGCAGCGGGGCCGCGTGGATGCTCGTCGAATGGCTGGCCACCGCAGGCATCGGCGACCGCCGCGACGACGGCAGCGTCTGGACCGCCTTACCCTCACCCTGGGCTAACAACCTCGACGAGTTCGCAAGTCGACTCGGATGCGTGGTTACCCACGACGCGTGGGACCCCACCGGTGGGCTCGCCCGACCGTCCGACGCCTGGATCTCCGCGCACTTCGGCGAGAGCAACTAACTACCGTGGTCAGGGCAGACGTGCCTCGTCGACAGTGACCACGACCGGCCGGTGATCCGATGCGTCGCCCACGAGATCGAGCGGGGCGACCTGCACATCGGTGATCGCCGCGGCGGGCATCGCCGGGGTAGCGAGCCAGCGATCGATGCGGCGCGGAGGATGCGCGTCCGGCACGTGCCCCACCGTCGGCGCCCAATCGCCCCCGGCGAGCATGACGCAGTCCCGCATTCCGCCCGGCCCTTCGAGCCACCGCGCTGCGTCCCGATCCAGCTCACCGTCGGCGCGGTACTGGTACGCCCAATCCGGATCCCATGTTCTGCCAGCCTCGATCGCCGGCGCATACGGATCCGGGTCGAACTGCACGTCGCTACTGAGGCTGTTCCAGTCGCCTCCGACCAGGCCGCACGGCCCCGCCGTCCGGGCCATCGCCCGGTGCACCTGACGTGCGTCCTGTGCCCGCGAGAGCCCGTCGAACGGCGACAGGTGGGTAGAGCCAATCCTGATCGCGTGGCCGTTGACGTCGAGATCGACGGCCACGCAGGAGTGCCACATGCCGGCCGGAGACCGCTCCAGCCGCTGCACCGTGCCGGGCACGGCACTGATCCGATCGCTACGCCACAGGACTGCGACGTGATGGATTCCGCCACCGACCGCGACCACGGGCTCACCGTCGACCTCGCACGACATTCCCAGTGCCGAGCCGAGCTTCCGCAGCGCGTCCGCAGCGCCGTCGCGCTTGTCCGGCTCGCGGGCGATCAGTTCCTGCACGGCCAGCACATCGGGCTGAATCGTGTCGAGCATGGCCTCGACGCGCGCCCAGCGCTCCTCGTCCGGACGATCGGGATCGTAGATATCCCGCAGATTTGCGGTCGTGATCCGCAGCATCGGTACCCCTGTTCGTTGGTGAGGACGATCGTCGCAGAACGCCCCCACCTTCGCGGGAGGTCTACCCCAGGAGTTCGATCAGGGCCGGACTATGGTGCGCGGGCATGAGTGACGAACTCGCCGCCCCGGACGCGTGGATACGGCAGATCAACTACCTGCGGAAATCGCTGCAACAGTCGGAAGGGTTGAACCCGAACGCCGAGATCGCGATCCGGTACGACCTTGCCCAGCAGCTCCACCCAGCCCGTCAGGACTACGGCCCTTGGCAGGACAGCCTGCCGACGTGGGTCACCGAGGCATTGCGGGATGCTGCGGCGCACCACTACGAACGTGCGCTCGCGATGGATGGTCGCCGCTCGAACATCGAACCGACGCCTCCGTCCTGAACCGTCCTCGAAAGCAGCGAGGCCCCGGACGTCCGATACGTCCGGGGCCTTCACACCTCCACGACTGTGGAGAGCTGAGGAACAAAGCCGGTCAGCACTTCGTCCAACTCGGCTCACCTCCACGTAAGTGGAGAACTGGAGCCGACAGTACCGGACGGCCAGGCTGTCGACCACTGCTGATGACGGCTCAGTGGTCGTCTTCCTCGGCGAACACCGAGCGCCAGTGGTCGAGAAGCCTGTTCGCCTGCTCCACACCATCGGGGTCCCCGTGGTGAATGTGCTGGATGTGGTTCTCAGCTCGCGCCTGAATCGCGGCGAGGTAGGACAGGCAGTGCATTCCGAACGATTCACCGCAGTCGTACGGCTCGCCGGGGCCGCACGGGTCCATGTCCACGCCCATGTGACTCAGCGTGGTGCGCAGCTGGAGCGCCAGCTCTCGCCAGATGTCGGACTCGCCGTTGTTGCTGGTGCTACTCATACTCCCGCCTGCATGTTCCGCACGACGATGTAGACGAGATCGCCGTGGAGTCGTGTCTGCCACGTGCCTTGGTCGACGGTGTGCTCCCCGTAGGGGTGGAACTCCTCCTCGAGGGCATCTCGCCAGGCGCGGAACACCTTGTCCCGCTCGTCCGCCGCGCAGTCGGAACTCGGGAAGCCGTACAACGTGTCCTCGTTGCCAGGGACTACCCAGGTCAGCATCGGCAGGTGTTCCTCAGCGCCAAGGTCGCTGATGTAGGCCAGGGATCGGAAGAGCCGCCGTTGGCGGCGGCGCTGTTCCCTCTCGTCCATGATCTTCTCCATCGTCATCCGGGATGTAGGTCACATCGTGACAGGTCAGGGGTGCTCGTTCGGCAGGAGCGTCAGCTCCTCACCCGCGTGGTAGATCGCCGACACGGTCGGCGCGGCCGACCCGTCCTCTTCGGCGGCCTGCGACAGGTACCGCTGTGTCGTGGTGAGCGATTCGTGGCCCAGGTCGGCCTGGATCTGGGTGACGGACTGGCCGTTGCGCGCAGCGGTGACGGCGTAGGCGTGGCGGAACTGGTGCGGGTGGATCGAGCCGATGAGAGGCGACAGCGTTCGGAAGGCTTCGCGCACGAGCTGTTTCGAGTGGTCCGGGGTCGGCAGGGCAGCGATGCGGTTGAGCATCGGCTGGATGACGTCCGCCGACATGCGCTGGCCGCGGCGGGTGGTGAACATCGCCCTGCGCGGCGACGTCTGGTTCGACACGTCGCCGCGCAGGGCGATCTCGTTGCTCTGCTGCGGGTCGATGCGCACCCGCAGGTAGGCGTCGATCAGGTCGGCCTCGTACGCGGGCACGGTGATCGTGTGCCACTTGCCGCCCTTGCGGTGCAGGCGCAGTTTCCCTGGTCCTGCTGGTGATTCGCGCCAGTAGTGGTCGAGGTCCAGACCGACCAGCTCGGCGGCGCGGCAGCCGGTCGCCGACAGCACGCCGAGGATCGCGAGGTTGCGCTCCCGGTGGGCGGTGCCGTCGAGACGTACGGCGGTGAACATGGCCTTGATCTGGGCGACCGTCAGCGGCCGGGTCGTGCGCTCGGCGCCGCCCTTGCCGGTGAGCTTCATCGTCTTCGTGTTCACCATGTCGTTCGGGTTGACGGTGGTGACGCCCTCGCCGCGGAGGAACCGGTACAGGCTGCACACGCTGTAGAACTGTCGGGACCGGGTGGTAGTGGGCCGTCCGGCTGCGGACTGGGCGTGCAGCCACGCGAGCAGGTCGATGCGCGTCACGGTGAGCGGGTCGATGCCGCGGTCGCGCATCCACGGCAGGAACGCGAGCGGCGACAGGCGCGGGTTGCGCGGGGCGCCGGGCCACCGTCGTGCATCAGGTTCGAGACCGATGTCTGACGCATAGGCGTTGCGCGTCTTGGCCGTCTCGAACGTTTGGAGCCATCCGAGCACGAGTCGAGTCACGACGTCCGACTCGTCGTTCGTGTCGTTCGTATCGAACGACACGACTTCGCCTGTAAGTACTACCGGTTGATTCGAGTCACCCAAGATCATTTCCCATCGGATATGACACCTTATCCAATGTTCTTACTGTAGCAGCCCTACCGTTCGATACACACGACTCGGTTGATCGTGTCGAACGATTCGTTATTCTTGACCTATGCGTACGACAGCAACGGAAATGACATTGTCCGAGTTCGTGACGAACAGGTCGGACGTGAAGCGCGACGTGATCCGCGGAGGGTCCTTCGTCCTGACCGACCGGGGGGATGCCGTGATGGCGATCGTGCCGCCGGAACAGCTCGAAGCCCTGTCCGAGTCCGGCCTCCTTCGCGAACGCGACGAGCTACGGCAACGCAACGAGGAGCTGACCGAACAGCTCGACAGCGTCCAGCAGAAGCTGGAGCACTACGAGGCGCTGATCCGCGAGGTAGGTCGCGTCGCCAAGCAGCTCGACCAAGAGCAGCAGACGGAACGAGAAATCGAGGCGGAACCGCGTCCCGCCGATGACCCGAGTGCGTAGTCAGCCCCAGAAGGGCAGGCTCCGCGGATCATCGTGCGGCAGGTCGGGGTTGGTGTAGAGCGTCGGCAACGGCCCCGCAGGCAGTGGCGCATGGATGCGCTCCCATCGAGTGGCGGCCTGCCGTCGACATCGGTGCACATGCCAGGTCAGCGCTACCGTAACGAACGCCGGGACGGCGGCTACGAGTCCGACGACGAGCCAGAGCACCAGCAGGGACATGCCCGGAGCACAGCACGCCCTGCGTCGAATGTCGGTTCACCATCGAACGCCCAACTGGAGGGGTGCGACAGCGTGACGAGCATGGGCGACCTGGAGATCGAGGTCATGAAGGACTTGTGGAAGCGGGTCAGCGTGCTGGACCCGGAGGCACGGGTGCGCGCGGCTGAGTGGCTGGCTCGAGCGGCGCGGGACCACCGTCACGAGCCAGACCACGACTTGCCGTTCTGATCAGGGGCTCCGACGAGCCTTAGGGCAGGTCGAGTGCGAGTTGACCGGGGATCTCCGCGGCGTGCAGTGGGGAACTCCGCTCGCCGCTGCGGCGGAGGCACCGGTTGCAGGTGACGGGCTCGTCGGTCGGCACGTAGATCTCCAGGTCGAACCCAGCAGTGCCGATGTGACAACCAGGCTGGGGAAACCGCAGTCCGCCGAGCCCGTCGATCCAGTCGACGTGGTGCACGGTGGCGCCGCGCCGGATCCGCATCTGCTTGCCCTCGAAGCGCGTGCGACACCGCTGGCTGAGCCATCCCAGCCAGCTCGATGTGAGCTCACGTTCGGTCTGCACGCGGCCAGTGTGACACCCGGCCGCGGCGCTGCGGTAGTTCTTACCTGGTCACAGGCCAGGGCGAGACCCGTTTGAGCGCGTCGGAGAGGAACGGGCGACCGCGGCGGCCACGGACCCCTTCGTGGACGTAGGTCGCGTAGTTCGTCTCGGCAGACACTGTTCCCACGATGGTCAGCCCCTGCACAGCGACGTTCTCGTTGATCGACGCGCGCAGCAATCCGGTGTCGACCGGGCACAGCGTGCGGGCCATGTTCGCGGTTCGCCGGGTGAGCGTGTTGACCTTCGTCACGATCGGCCCGGAGGAGCTGGTCACGAGCCGTTTGAGCTGCGCTTCGTTGATGGTGATGCGGGCGGTCATCGCGGCACCGGTGAAGGCTGCTGGGGAGCGGCGGCCACCGGCTCGTCGACGGGCGCGGGTTCCTGGTCGGGGATGCTCGGATACCGCCAGGTGCCGCGGTCGCCGCCGGACGGGTCGTGCGGCGCGAAGATGCTGACGTAGTCGAACTGGTCCGGATTCGACGATTTCAGCACGGCGAGGGTCAGTTCGCTCTCGACGGCGTTGAGGCCGATGACGACGGCGCGGCGCTGGTCACCCTGGAAAGTCAGGTAGATGACCTCGTCGGCGATCGCGGGCGTGTGGGACACGGGTCCTCCTATCGTTCCGGGTCGACGTAGTGGATCTCGGTTCCGGTGCTGGTCGGGATGGTCTGGACGCCGTCGGGGAACATGGTCACGCCGTAGTGCTCGCGGGAGGACACGACGGTCATGCCGTCCAGGAACACGACGCCGTCGGCGACGGCGTGCTGTCCGGCCACGAGCACGAACCGGCGGGCGTGGGACAGGTGTTCGCCGATCACGAGGCACCACCGCCGTTCAATGGTTCGGCGGTCCAGACGCCGTCACGTTTGACCAGCACGGACCCGTCGGGTGCGTCGGCGACCTCGCGGGCGACGTCGTGCAGCGTGGCGAGCGTGTCGATCGCGGTCCACTGCGGATCCGGCCGTGGAGTGTCGATCAGCCGGTCTTTGAGCCACACCTCGGTGTCGGAGTCGTCGAACCGCACGGACCAGGTCACGGTGTCGCCTTCGGTGACCTGGTACCAGACGTACGGGCCGGACTCGCCGATCTCGAACTCGGTGTGCGGCAGCAGCGACATGCGCCAGTAGCCGTTGACGTCGCTGTGCACGGTGACCGAGCCGATCGCGCGGCCGCGGGACGGCGACACGATCCACGACGGGCGAGACATGAGCGTGGCGGTGACCTGCTCCCCCACCACCGGTGTCCCGTCCGGGCTGAGCAGCCGCGATTTCAGCGTGACCAGCCGATGCGTCCCACTTGTCACAGCGCGGCCTCCTCGGGGCATCCGCAGTCGATCAGCCGGATGCCTAGCTGGATGGCCGCGCCGACGCAGCCGCCGGACGGGCCGATCGGTTGCACGGTCTGCACCTGCCACCTCGTGTCTTCGAGGGCTGTGCAGCACAGCGGTGTGCGGCGGAGCGCGTGCACGTCGTCGTACATGCCGGGCACCCACGGCTGATCCGGGTTTTCGGTGGTCGGGGCGCACCGGTGCACGCCGATCTCGACGACCGCGGTCGTCGAGCCGCCGGCGCACGGCGACGGGACGGGGCTCGGGTCGGGCTCGATCGCGACGAGCCTGATCCAGGCCACGCCCTGGCCGTCGGGTTCGCACGTGCAGTCGCAGCCGTCGGCCGGCGCGGGGTGGTCGGAGAAGTACAGGTCGAAGCGGCACACGGGGCGGCGACAGCGTCCGAACTGGGACGCCGCGCAGGTCCGCAGCTCCTCGAGCAGCGGCAGGATCAGGTCGTCGCAGGCCATCGCCGGGTCACCACCGGACGGATGGCAGGTCCGGGCTGTACACGGCGGGCGGCTGGCGCAGCCCGCTCGGGTTCACCGACGACAGCCACATGTCGGCCTCGGTGATGCCGACGCGGCCGCGCTCCAGGAACTCCTGCGAGTTGACCATCGTCATCGTGACGCCCTCGCGCTGCACCTGTTCGACGCGGTTCGGCAGCTGGCATTCGAGCCCGTTGCAGGCTTTCCACAGCTCGCAGGCGAGCAGTGCGACGGCGCGGCGACCGCCGGGCGGCACCGGGTTGCCGCGCCAGTAGTCGATGCCGAACGCACCGGGCTCGTCCAGGTCGGCGGTGAAGTCCTGGCAGTCGGGCCACTTCTGCCCGTCGACGCGGATCAGCCGGTTGCCGTCAACCAGGCGGAACACCGTCGGGTCGAGCTGGGCGCCGTCGACGCGGACGGCGACCGGGTGTTCGTCGTCGACGTGCACCGGGCCGGGGAGAGCGATCTCGGAGACCGGGCCGCAGCCGCACGGGCGTTGCTGGTGAGCGCAGCCCATGTTGACCCACCGGCTCCCCAGCAGCAGGCCGGACGTCGCCGGCGGGGCGTAGCAGTCGTCCGGCAGGCAGTTCCGTCGGCACGGGCGCACGGTGTCGTGGCAGAGGCCGAACCGTCCAGCGGTGAGGCGCCACAGGATCTCGCTGGCCGCCTCGACGACGCGCTGGTGTTCAGGTGCCCACGAGGCCGGATCGTCGGGCAGGCATCCGCACGACGGGTCGAGTGGCCAGGTTCGGCACGGACCAGAACCGCCGGATGCGGGCAGCGCCCACGTGCCGTCGACGTCGACCAGTGGACGCGGCAGGTCTCCCTCGCTGGACGAGTCGTCAGCGAGGGAGACCCACTGGGCGTCCTGCGGCGTGGTCACGCGCTCGTGTCACCGCTGTCGGACGTGCCGGAGGTTCCGGAGGTGCCGGACGTGCTGCTGGTCGACCCGGATGCGGTGGAGAGCGACTGTGCCCCGCCCAGGGTCGGCGTGAACGTCGCGGTGACCGGTTCTGCCCCGTTGGCCGGGGTGAACGTGATGGTCTTCTCGCCGGTGGTGGTGTAGGCCGGCGACACCGCGGTGCCGTCGCCGGATGCGGCGACCCTGGTCGGCGCGAGGCCCAGCTCGCCCCAGTCGACGACGCCGCCGCGCGGGTCGAGGTCGGTCCAGTTCGTCACCGACAGGTCGGCCTGCGAGGCGTTCGTGCTGTTCGCCGTGACGGTGATCGTGGGCGCGGTGGCGTCGTCGTTCCACAGCGCCTGAGCGCCGCAGGTCGGCTGCGGCGGCACGAGGTCGACGACGTCGAGGCGGACGTGGCTCGGGCTGCCGGACGAGGTGAAGTCCCAGTCGGGCACGTCGAATCCGGGGTCGAACGGCTGCGGCAGGGGCGCCGGGGCGCCGTCGGCGTCGTGGGTGATGTTGTACGGGCCGCGGCCCCACAGGCTGCCGGGGTTGGTGCGGGCGTTCATCGAGAACGTCACGGCGGCGTCCTCGAACGACCACGACTCGGGTGCGGTGCCGAGGCACCACGGCAGGAGGACGTAGCCGTTGACCTGCCAGTCCTCTCCCTGTCCAGCGGTGAGGCACGCGTTGCCGGCGTTCGCCGCCTTCGGCCACATCTCCAGTGCGAAACCGACGGAGTCGCTGAGGTCCTGGCCGATCTCCACGCCGGAGGCGCGGCCGTGGTAGTCGCGCAGCTGGTGCCATGTCGGGTTCATGATCTGCAACAACTCGGGGTCGACGCGGCAGAAAGTGATCGACGCGGTCGACCACTTGATGATCGACGGACCCTGGCCGGTGATACACGCGGTGCCGTCGGCGGCCTTGGTGGTGTAGTCCTCACCGTCTTCGGTTTCCCAGTCGATCTCGGCGGTCGTGAACCCTTTCGTGACGACCTGGCTGCGCGGGCCGTAGACGGGGCGGCCGCACGAGTCGAGCCGGGTGACCCGGATGACGCGGGCGCCGATGTAGGAGACGCACAACGGGTCGCCGGTGGGTGTGGGGGCAGGGGCGGGAGCGG